CTGGATAAGGCTCTCGAACGGTTACGCCAGAATTACGCCACCAGAAACAAAAAACCCGTAAGATCAATGTCTTACGGGTTGTCGTTGGTGCCCCGGGGGGGCCTCTGTCACGCCGGGCGGCATTGTGCATTTACCGGCAGTTGCGTGCAAGCCCCGGATTGCCGCTATTTTCGGGCGTTGTGCCCTGTCAGTTGTAGTCAGATTCTGTCAGTTACGTGCTACCGTTTACGCCAAAATTACGCCAAGGGGGCGGGCGTGGCGTCGTATCGAAAACGGAGTGGTGGCTGGCGGGCCGAGGTGGCCAAGCGTGGGGTTCGTGACTCTCAAACCTTCGACACGAAAGCCCAGGCCATCGCTTGGGCTACGCAGCGCGAGGCCGAGATTCTCGCCAGCGTGCCAGGGCAATCGGCCGGTGGTGATTCCACTCTCTCAGATGCCCTGAAGCGATACAAGCGAGAGGTTTCGCCAACAAAGGCCGGCCGGCGCTGGGAAGAATTGCGGTTGGACAAGCTGGACCGCGAACTGGCGTTTGCCGGCGATCGTCTGGGAGACGTTACGGCGGACCAAATCGCGGCGTGGCGAGACGCTCGACTGAAGGACGTCGCTGAGCCCTCGGTGCGGCGTGAGATGACACTGCTGTCATCGGTGTTCGAGATTGCCCGGCGCGAATGGCGGTGGTGTAAGGCCAACCCGGTGCGAGAGGTGAAGCGGCCTAGCAATGCGCGCCCGCGTGATCGCAGAATCCTCCCCGATGAAGAGCGCCGCTTGCTGGACCGCCTCGGCTATATAGAGGGTGAACCGCCCGTGACCCTGCAGCAGGAGCTGGCCTACGCGTTCCTGGTGGCGCTGGAAACCGCGATGCGGCAGGGCGAGATACTGGCGCTGACCCAGGCGTCGACGTTCCTCGATCAGCGCTATGTGCGCCTGGCCACCACGAAGAACGGTGATGCTCGAAACGTGCCGCTGAGCCGCCGCGCTGTCGAGTTGTTGCGGCTATTGATCGAAGCGGCTGGCGAGCGCGCCGAGTTGTTCCGGCTTCAATCGGCGTCGGCTGACTCGATGTTCCGCACTGTGCGCGATGAGCTACAGATCGTCGGCCTACGCTTTCACGATACCCGACATGAGGCGACTACGCGCCTGGCGCGCAAGCTTGATGTGCTGGATCTGGCGAGGATGACGGGGCACCGGGACCCGCGCTCCCTGATGGTGTACTACAACGCCACGGCCACCGAGGTGGCCGGTCGGTTGGATTGATCAGGCGGCCTTTCGTCGAGTGCGCCCAGCGGGAAGCTTGGAGCGATTCTGCCTTGCCCAGGTGATGACCTCGGCAGCAAACCAACGCTTTGCCGCTTTGCGCCCTGTCTGGCAGGGCTGCAGCGGGGCGGGGAAGTCGGGGCGGGTTACCACGCGGCGTTCGGTGGTGTCCGCTGCGAGCTTCAGGTAGGCGGCGATATCGTCCGTGGTCCATAGCTCGTCGGCCGGTGCCACTCGGGGCTGCGCAATCTGCTCCACCAGCGCCCGCAATGCGAGCAGCAGCTCAGCCTGGTCCGCCTGATTCGGTTGCTCGTTCATCGACGGACTCCTTTCGTTTGGTGTTGCACTGTCGAGGTGTGAGCCGATTAGCTCGTTTATTCGGCTCATCGCTTGGCTCGCTTGCGTGGCTTCACGCCGTGGGCGCTGGCGGTCCAGCCGAACTGGACGCACTCGCGGCCGTTTTCGCGGGCGAGGGCGTCGATGCGGTCGCCGATGGCGGGTATCAGGTCGTGGGCGGTGCAGGCCGGCACGGTGATGCTGTGCGTGGTCTTCTCCCCGTTGGGGGCGATCATCCAGGCGCTGGCCGTCCATTGCACCGGGCGGCGCGGGATAGAGCCGCGCTTGTGCGCGCGGCCATCCTCGCCAGGCGCGGCGCTGGTGATGTAGGTGATGGTGCAGCTCATGCGGCCTCCTCAGCGTTCGCTGGCGAGCAGGGCGAATGCTGCCGCTGCCACTCGTGGAACTTGTCCATTGCCAAGGGCTTTAATGCGGTCCACCCGATGGGCCAGCCCATGACCCACTCGACAAACTCGGGGTTCAGGCGGCCACGCTGGCCATCCCGCTCCACCCAGTAGTCCAAGCGATTGCGCAGGCGCGTGCGGCCGTCCACCCGGGTGAGCGCACGCCGCGAGGAGCCCTTGTGCATAGCTACTGAGGGGGTTGGAAAGGTCTCGCCCGACCAGCCAGAGGCGATCGCGATCGTGGGGCGCTCCGAGGTCGGATGCGGAAAGACGAAACCATTGAGCTGCGTACCCCATATCGGCAAGGTCACCGAGGACCACGGCAAGACCTCGTCCCACAAGCAGTGGTGAGTTTTCCACTGGCGCGAGTAGGGGTCGTACCTCGCCGATGATTCGGGCCTGATGTCGCCATAGCCCGGATCGATCTCCATCGATTCCAGCGCCTGTTCCAGCGCCGCTGATGTCCTGGCAGGGAAACCCGCCCGAAACCACGTCAACAAGACCTCGCCAAGGGCGTCCGTCAAAGGTGCATACGTCATCCCAGATCGGGAAATGCGGGAGAACGCCGTCATTCTGTCGGGCGAGCAATACGCTTGCGGCATAGGGCTCGCGCTCAACGGCGCAGACTGTGCGCCATCCGAGGAGGTGGCCGCCGAGTATTCCGCCACCAGCGCCTGCGAAAAGAGCCAGCTCATTCACATGGCCCCCTTGTACGTCTTCGTCAGCCCCGCATCCACCGCCTTCCCGCGCAGCAGCAGGGCCTTGCCGAGGCGCGCCCTGTCGGTATGGCTGTGGCTCGCCTGGCCGAGCAGCCCCAGGTAGCTGTTGGCGGTGTCGCGCAGCTCGGCGGGTGCTGCCGTGGCGATACGGCCCAGGGCGTTGTCCACGGTACGGCGGCGGGTGATGCGGCGGTGGGGGAGGATGACCTGGCCCACGAAGTCGATACCGCGGTCGACCGGCTGCAGGATGGTCTTGCTCGGATTGAGGCGCGCGTGCAGGCGTTCGGCCAGCAGGGTTTCGATCTGATCCCGCCAGGCGTTGAGCTGTTTCGGGTCGTGGTGCAGCAGCACGAAGTCATCGACGTAGCGGATGTAGTGCCGGGCATGCAGGTGGTGCTTGACGAACTGGTCGAGCACGTCGAGGTAGACATTGGCGAAGAACTGCGACGAGAGGTTGCCGATCGGCAGTCCGAGGTAGGCCGGCTGGGCCGTCAGCCGTTTGTGCTGCGGGACACGGTTGAGCAGACGCGGCGGGCTGCGCAGCTGGTAGTCGATACGCGGATCGTGCCAGAGGATGAGCAATGCCAGGGCGCGCCACTGGGGCTCGGCGATGCGCTGCTCGAGCAGCCCCGCCAGCACGCGCTTGTCGATGGCGACGAAGAAGTTCGCCAGGTCGCATTTGAGGTAGTGCGCAGGCTGCGTCCAGTTCTGGGTGATGCTGCGCGCGTTGGTTTCCAGGCGCTTGGCGGCGTAGAGCGTGCCGCGGCCGGTGATGCAGGCGCAGCTGTCTGCGATGAAGCTGCGCTCGATGCGCGGGCCGATGTGGTTGTAGAGCAGGTGGTGCACGATGCGGTCGCGGAAGTCAGCGGCCCATACCTCGCGGTACTTGGGGTGGGTGACCACGAAGCAGATGGAGCGACCGGGGCGGTAGGTGCCGGCGTTCAGCTCGCTGTGTAGGTCCATCAGGTTGCGCTCCAGGTTGAGCTCGAAGGCGAGGGCACTATTGCTGCTGCGCTTGCTGCGGCGGCAGTCGAAGTAGGCCTGCACGAGCGCCTCGAAAGAAAAGCCAGCATGGCCGGTAAGGGTGCCGTTCGAAGCTGCGGACGGCGCGAGCCCTGTACGTGTTGTCCTTGTGGTCGTTGTTCTGGTTGCCATCGTCGAAGTTCTGGATCCACGCGTTGTTCGGGCTGTACTGCGCCAGGTCGTGCTATCTACGTCGCACTGCCGAAGGCTTGAGCCGATCGGCAGCGAAACTGCGCAGGGCCTGCCCGGACATTGCCGGGTGGTTCCCTGGGTGCGCATGGCGGTGGCCGGGTAGGCCAGCGGCACGACCAGATTCAAAGTCGCACTGGCCTGGGCGCCTTGACGCTCAGGCAGCAGGCGATGCGGCGGCATGTTTTTTCCACCCTGTGGCCTGCCGGCCAAGCGGGTCGGTGAGCTCAATGGCGCGTGCGAACTGGCCGGTGCTGATGAGGTGCTTGTCGACGGCCAGGCGAAGCATCAGCTCGATGACCTGGAGGCTCTCCAGAATCCGCTGAATGAACGGCAGCTTGCCCTGGCCCTCCGCCACGTTGGCGCGGAAGATCAGGATCGATACGTCGATGCACTCGGTCAGCACTTTCTCACCAAGGGTCCGCTTGAAATCGCGCGGCATGTTCTTGGTGAGGTCAGCCGCCAGGCTGGTGAGGTCGCCGGCGAGCTTGTAGATCGGCAAGTGTTGGGCGATGGCCATGCTGGGAAACTCGCTACCGCGCGCTGCGCGCGCGGTTCAAAGGGTTGAAGGGTCAATCGATGAGGAATCTGCGGACGGCGCGAGCCCCGTACGTGAGGTCCTTGAGGCCGTTGCCCTGGAGGCCATCGTCGAAGTGCTGGACCCACGCGTTGCTCGGGCTGTACTGCGTGCTGCTCCAGTGCCATTTCTTCTCGAACAACTCCGGAACGGTGGCATAGCACAGCGCCAGCTCGCGGCGCGCAGGCAGGTACCAGTCGGTGTGCCCTTCGATCTCCAGATCCGCGGCCCAGGTGGCTGCTGGGTGCTTGTTGCTCGACGCGGCCATCGCGCGGGTATTGGCGGCGCCATCCCATTCGGAGCAGGCGCCGGGCTCGTCCTCGCCTGCTGCGCCCCAGACGATTTCGGGGTGTGTGCCGAGGGCAGGCAGGGATACGATCAGGTGGTAGTCGCGGCCGCCTTCGCCGCGGGCGACCCCGGCATAGATGCCGCCCTGGCCTGGCCAGGGCTGGCCTATCTGCGGAATAAGGGCTGCTGCCTCCAGCGTGGCCTGCGGGTATTCGGATGTGTGCTCGAGCACCAGGCGGGCGAGTGCGTGGTTGTCCGTTTCGATTCGGGTGGAGCCGGTTTCAATGGTGATCAGCGACATGGTCGATTCCTGAAATTTGGCGACGACCGCGCGCGTGGCGCGCGGAAGGGGTAAAGGGTTTAATCGATGAGGAATCTGCGGACGGCGCGAGCCCTGTACGTGCCGTCCTTGCGGTCGCCGTCCTGGAGGCCAACGTCGAAGTACTGGACCCACGCGCCGTCCGGGCTGTACTGCGTGCTCGCCCAATACCAGCTGCTCTCCAGTGCCTGCTCGCCGCCCGCGCGGAACGCCTCGGCGGTGGTCTGGGCAGGGGATGCTTCGGTGTAGGGGTAGCCCGGCGGTACGCTGCTGGCGTTGTCGCCATCGCGGAAGCTGCAGTAGTTCTCTTGATCGGTCGGCTTGAGGTGGCGATAGATCAGCTCCAGCTCGTCGCGGCTGGGCAGGTACCAGTCCGTGTGCCCGTCGATATCAAGCGCCAGGATGGTCTTCGCCAGGGTGCAGCCGGCTTCGGCCATCGCGTAGGTGTTCGCCCGACCGTCGTTGCAGCTGAGGGCTTTGGGGATGTCCTGCCCGTATTCACCCCAGGGCTGGTTCGGCAGGTCGCCGCGCGCCTTGGGCGAGACGATCAGGCCGTAGCGGTCGGTGCCGATGGTGAACACGCCGGCGAAGAAGCCGCCGTCAAAGGGGGTGCCCGGGGTGAGGGTGATGTTGGTCATGTGCTGTGTCCTTAGTGCTGGTGGTGGGTGCGATGGGTTGTGGTCAGCAACTCCATCAGTTGCTGGAAGTACGCATAGCGCGCCTTCTCGGCGGGCCATGGCGTGATGGTTTGCGCGGGTAACTCGAGGCCTGCCAGGCATTCCCAGGGTTCGGGGTGGGCGGGCATGAGGTCGCGGCGTTCCATGCCGAGGGCGAGCATGTCTGCGTGGTGGATGCTGGGGTGCAGCTCGGGCTCGATGTGGAATGCCTCGCAGATCGCCAGCCACACGCGCCGCTCGGCGTACTGGAATTCGGGCATGAGCTGTTTGAGCGGTCGGGTCATGTCGCCGACGTAGGCTTCGGTGGCGTCGTGAAGCAGGGCCTGCAGCTTGTGCTCGGCCGGCACCAGCTCAGCCACCAGCAGGCTGTGCTGCGCCACGCTGTAGTGCTCACGGGTATGGCCGTTGAAGCGGCACAGGCGGGCGAGGGCGTGGGCGATGTCCTGTGGCTTGACCATCGCGCCGGTGGGCATGATCAGCTCGAAGCGCGTGCCGGAGTAGGTGAGTATCCAGCTCATGCGGCGTGCTCCTGGTTGGCGGTGAGTGCAGCGTCGATGGCCTCATGATCGGCGAGCGGGTCTGCGTAATAGATGGCTATTGGTGCATTGGGCCATTCCTTGCGAAGCGCATCGAAGTTGCCTTCGTTCCAGCACCGCAGGAATTCCATAGGCTCGTCCATGTATCCGGGCCCGAGCATGTAATCGATGACAGCGTTGTAAGCATGCTGGGCTCTGTCGCGCTCGATCTGGCTCTCCGCTTGGTCCTCAAGCCGCTCGACCTTCGCCTTCAGATAGAACGCGCAGCTATGCCGACCAGGTTCGCCCGGCTCCCACATGAAGCCGCAATAGCTGCAGGTGTGGTGGGTGTTGTTCATGCTGCCACCGCCTGCGGCGCGGGCGTCTCTTGTGCGGCGATGACCTTGCCGAGCAGTTCAGCCATCTCACGAAGGCCATCGGCGCCCGCGCGGGCCTGCATGGCTTTGTCGTTGGCCTGGAGGCCGGCGAAGGTGGCAGCGGCCAGATCGAGCACGGCGGCGATGCCGGCCAGATCCTGCTGGTGGCGCTCGGTGAAGGGGTTCGCGCGGCAGGCGTAGTGGGCGATGCGCTGGTCGGCGTCGAGGATGATCGCGGCGCGGTCGTGGGAGTGTTGCTGTTCGAGCAGATCGGCGCGCTCGCGGTGGTGGGCGCTGATGTCCAGTAGCGTCTGGATATAGTCCTGGCGCGAGGCATGGCCTAGGGCGTAGCCGCGGGCTTTCCAGCGACCGCGCAGGATGAGGGCGGTGGCGAGCATGAGGGTGGCGCCGGTGGCGATGCCGAAGATCAGGGCTTGGAGGGTGGTCATGGTGATGTCCTCGAAAAATCCGCGAACCGCGCGCGGGGCGCGCGGAAGGGGTAAAGGGGTTAATCGATGAGGAATCTGCGGACGGCGCGAGCCCTGTACGTGTTGTCCTGGTGGTCGTTGTCCTGGCTGCCACCGTCGAAGTGCTGGAACCACGCGGTGCTCGGGCTGTACTGCGCGCTGCTCCAGTACCAATCCCGCGCGAATGCGTTTTCCGCGCCCGGTTGGTAGGTCTCAGCGGCGCTCAGGCTGAAGAACTGCAGGGCCTGTTCGTGTTGGCTGGGCAGGTACCAGTCACTGAAACCGCGCAGGTCGAGCCTCAGCGCCTGCTGGGCCAGCACGCTGCCGGCCTCGGCCATGGCGCGGGTGTTAGCGGGGCCGTCGGTGCGGTGGGCGGCGGCAACGTCCTGGCCGTATTCGCCCCATTCTCCCGTCAGTTCGCCGGCCTGGCCGGCGTCGATGAGGAGATATTCGTGGCCGGCGTCGTAGAACCGCGCGACATAGAAGCCGCCGGCGAACGGGGTGCCGGGTACGGTTGGGAGGGTGATGAGTTCGTTCATGTGCTGTGTCCCCCTGTGGTGGTTCCGCCGCCTGGTCAGGGCGGCGGGCAGGTGCTGCGGTGGTGGTCAGTTGCCCGGGTTGAAGGTCCCGATCGTCAAGGTGGCGGCGGCGCCGACTTCCTTCGCGAGCACGTCCTTGAACTCCTGGGCGATCTCCTCGCGCTGGAGGCCTTCCTGCACCCAGCGCAGCGAGAACACCGGTTTGTCGCCGCCGGTGTGCAGGCTCACGCGCAGGTTGAAGACGCGGATGCTGAGGCCCTCATAGGGCGAGAAGGAGAAGTGCAGCACGGCCGGCAACGCGTCCTGATTGGCGGCCTCGATGCTGTCCATCGAGGACTGCGCGGCGCCGAAGTTGTGCTCGCTGTGATTCCGTTCGGCCGCGGCTTTTATGGTGACGTTGCGCACCGAGGCAATCGCGGCGCTCAGGTCCATGTCCTTGCCGGCGCTGCTGGTCACCTTGACGTTGGGCGCCCAGTCCTCCAGCCACTCGGCGAGGTCCTTTTGGCTGATCTTGGACCCGGCGATTTCGAGCAGGGCGACATAGGCGGGCGAGCGGGTCAGGGTCAGCGTGGCGGTGTGGTCGGCATGGCCCGGGGCTTCGTAGTCGCCGAGGTTGTAGAAGGCCGTGCAGGCCATCTTGTCGGCATCGACGAAGGCGTCGGTGGCGCCGAGCTGCGCGAGCGTATAGGTCGAGAAGTCCTTGATCGAGCTGGTGGTCAGCGCGCCGCGAAAGCGGTTGCGGTTGTCCTGCAGGTGCTCAAGGCTCTGCACCTTGAACCCCTCCGGCACGAGCATGGCGGATCGATCGGTGGGCAGCAGCTTGCCTTGGGCGGCGATGGCGTCGGCGATGATGAGCTGCAGTGCGTCTTTGGTTAGCGACATGGTTTCTTTCCTTGGTCAGTGATTTTTAGGTGATGCGGCCGGCGGGGTTGGTCAGACCTCGCGCGGGATTACCGGCGCGTCTTCGCGCTTGAACAGCTGGTCGGTGGGGTTGGTCTGGAACAGCGTCAGGCCCTCGGCGGTAACGAACAGCGGGGTGTCGAGGGTGGTGTCCTCGCGCTTTTTGCCGCGCTTGGTGGGCTGGACGAAGTCCAGGGTGTGGGTGACGGCGACCTGGTTGCTCTGGCCGATCTGTTTCAGCTTGAGCTTGATGGTCACTTCGCCCTGTTTGCTGTGGTCGATGACGCCGGCGGCGACGTCGGAGAGGGCGCGGCCCAACTGCTGGGCGAAGACGCCCGCGTTGAGGGAGTTGAGGAACTCGGCTGCGTCGGTGGCTTTCATGTGCTGTGTCTCCTTGCTGCGGTTAAGCCGCGGTACGCGCGGCGGTGTCTGCCTGTTCCTGAGCGTCCAGGTACGTGGCGAGATCGGTGAGGTAGATGATCCACGGGCTGCGCGCGCTGGCCGGCGGGAGCCGGGTGAGCGGCAGCGCGAGGTTGTCTGCGGCGATGCGGCGGCGCAGGTAGCGCACGCTCTTGATGTGCGGCAGGTGGTCGGCCAGCAGCTGCTCGGCGGTGATGTAGTTCGCCGGGTAGCGCTGGCGTAGTTGGGCCAGGGTGCTCACGCCCGCATCTCCCCGCGCCCCGCCGGCAGGCGTGCGGCGATGAGGTCGACGACGCCCTGCAGGGTGCTGGCGGTGGCTGAGGCGAGGATGCGCGAGCGCTCATCGATCACCAGGGCGCCGAACGGGCGCTGGTGGTCGTTGGTGGGGGTGACGAAGGGCAGCGTGCCGCGAGGGCTGATTGCCAGCAGGTTCGCGTACAGCTGGCTCATGTCACGCTCGATGGTCGGGTTGAGGCTGTTCATGCGGCGCTGTCCTTGTGCTGGGTAACGGTGACGGGTTTGCCGAGCTGCTCGGCGAGCCAGGCGACGCCGGCTTCGGTGACCATCACCACGCCGTAGTGGCTGTAGCCGTTGATGCGGCCGTCCCAGCGGGCGCGGGTGTCGACGTAGAGCCGGCCGTCCAGGCGCGGGCTGGCGATCAGCGCGCCTTCGTGGTTCAGCAGGCGCTGTTCGCGCAGCCAGGCGCGCAGCTTGCGGTCGCTCACGCCGAGCACGGCGCCGGCGGCTTTGAGGTCGCGGTTCATTGGCGAGGGCTCAGGCGACGATGGGCGTGCGGGTCCAGCGGTAGGCCTCGGCCATCCGCTCGACGTGCTCGATCAGGTTCTGGTGTGCGGTCGCTGCCGATGCCGGCAGGCGCAGCTGCAGGTCTGCGTCCGGTGTGCGGATTCGCGCTTGCCAGGTGGCGCTCTGGTCGGGGTCGACCACTATGGCGATAGATGCGCCCTGAGCCAGCGGCAACACAGTCTCGCCGCCCTCGCAGACGAGCCGGCGGAGCCGGGCGTCCTGTTCGAAGCTGATGGCGAAGTCGGGCTCTGGCATGGCCGGCGCTTGGGCATCGATCTGTACCGGATGGATTCCCGGGGGAGAGGCCAGGTCGGCGCTCAGCTCCTCGCAATCCCCGCAGCAGCGCGGCGCAGGGCTGGGGGCCTCGGTGGCAGTTTCGGCGGTGCCGTTGGCCAGCGCCTCGATGTAGTCGCAGAGGTCGCGGGCGTTGCGTTCGGCATCATTGTCCAGCGTGATGCTGTTGGTGGTGCCGGCGAAGGTGATGACTGCCTCCAGCGTGTTGCCGAGTTGCTCGACGCAGAGGCCGAACGAGATCAGTTCGGCCTCGCGGGCCAGCGAAACGAGGCTGGAGCCTCCGGTGCGGGTCAGCCGGTGAACGGCGGCTTCGGCGGCGGCGATGAGAGAGTAGGTGGTCATGCGGCTGAACCTCCATCCCATGGGCCGAAGTCATCGCTGACGGGCGGGGTGGAGCGTTTCAGCCTCGGGCGGCCGCCCTCGAGGGCGATCAGCTGGCCGGTGGCTTGCTGAACGGCCTGGACGGCCGCCGGGCTGCTTACCGCTGTGGGGTGTAGGTACACCTGGCAACGGGTTTTGCTGTGCTGTGTCTGCATGGCGCGTGCTCTGGTCAGTGAGTACACGACACAAATTAGTGCAGCTAATTTTGAGTGTCAACAGTGTTGCTTATAAAAATATCTCCACGCACAAAAAACCGGCAGAGGCCGGTTTGTTTTGGGTGGCGGGTTAGCTGGTAGCCTTGAGCAGATGCTAGAGCAGCACCGAATACCAGAACACCTTCCCGATTACCCTGATGTTCTCCGCTACGTATTCCGCTTCATAGCGCTCGTCTGGGTGCTCTTCGCTGTTGTAGCTGCGAAGACGCAGGCCGCCGCCTGGTAGGCGATAGAGCAGCTTCACGCGGAGCTGCCCGGAGTGGTCGAGAGCGTACATCTTGCCGTCCTGCACCTGGGTGGCACTGGTATCAATCGCCACGGTGCTGCCGGCCGGCAGTACTGGTTCCATGCTGTTGCCATTGACCGTGGCGCAGGCCGAGGTGGATGCCGTGATGTTCTTGCGTTGAAGGGTCCGCTTCCCGAACCGCAATTTGCGGCCATTCGTTTCCAGCATTACTTCCGATCCTTGGCCCGCGGATAGCTCGACTTCCTTGTAGAACGGGAGTTCTACCTCATCCTCCCCTAGTGGGGTGTTGTCGTCCCATGCCTCGATTGGGTATAGCTCAACCGGTTGCCCATCCGGGCGATAGGACGCAGCGGATCGTTCGGCGACGCCCACTTGGGAGGGCGGCAACGTCATTTCGATCAATTGAGGTAGCCGTAGTGATCCGATCAGGCGCGGGCTGACTTCTGCGGGATCGAAGTCGAGGGCCGTTGCGAACTTGAGCAGCGCCTGAAGGTTCAGGGGGATTTTGCCCGTCATGTACTGGCTGACGGCGCTCTGACCCGTCCAGCCACACATCTCGGCGACCAGTTCCTGGCTTAGCCGCGGATCGGTCTTCTTGCGTTGCTTGTAAAGCGCCTTGAGGCGGGCGGCCTCTTCAGCTTGATACGGGGGCTTGTCGTTCATGACGTCCAATGTATAAGCGTCCCTTATTCTTTCAAAACAGTCAGGCTGTTATTTGTGCTTGCGCTGATAAAGAAGCATCACTAATATTCACCACGAAACCCATCGAGGAAGCCGTGATGGAAATGGTTACAGGGGATAAAACGCTTGCCGAGTTCGCCGAGGGGAAGACCCAGCCTGATCTGGCGTTGCTCTTCGGTGTGACGCAGAGCGCCGTCTCGCAAATGCTCAAGTCGGCGCGGGATATCCGTGTGCGGCAGCTTGAGGACGGGTCCTTTCAGGCCTTCGAGATTCGACCCATCGGAGGCCGCAAGAAAGCCGCTTGATTCAACCCGCCGCGACACAGCACAAGGAAACATCGGCGGGTGCCGGCCCCAGGAGCTTGACCAGCAGAGCGGGGCCGGCGCCGGAGAAGAACAGACGAAATCGAAAAGGTGCCGGTCCTGGGGAATCACTGACCAGAGCAAAACCCCAGGTCCGGCGGGGTGGATCGGTAAACCGATCCGGGTGTCACCGGGTTCACTGACCAAAGCTTTCCCGGTGGCGAACGCAGCGCGCCGTGCGACACAGCACGCGCAACACAGCACGCGGCGCAGGTGAATAGTAGGGCAGTTGCCCTGCCGTTCGCCACGCCGATACGCGGGGATTATCGGCAGATGAGCAGACTAGACCTTGTACCGGCCAATGCGCCGGCTTACACGTTGCGGCAGGCGCTGTACCGCGCCGGGCGCGACTTCCGCGGTGGCATCACCGCGTTGGCCCCGACCATGGCCATGCCTTACGACGAGCTGCAGAAGAAGCTCAACGTCGACAACACCGAACGTCACCTGGATCCTGAAGAGATCGAGGACCTGCTGCGCCTGACCCAGAGCGAGCCGGTGCTCGACGCGCTCGGCCGCGCCGCGGGCGTGGTGTGGTATCGCAAGCAGCCGGTGGAGGCCTCGCCGGATGCCATCCGCGCGCTGGGCAAGTTCATCGAGCGCGAGGGCAAGTTCGTCGAGTCCCTCGCGGACGGCGTGGCGGACGGGCGCTGGGACCTGGCGGAGGTGGAACAGCTGGAGAGCCACGGCTACAAGCTGATCGCCAAGCTGCTGGGCATCATGGCTGGAGCGCGGGATGCGGCGGAGGGGCGGAGCGATGAATAACGAATTCATGACCGCTGTCTTCAAACTGCCCGCCGAACCCGGTGCCAGGGCGGCATTCATCGATCGATTCCGTGATTCGATGTTTCGGGAGTTCGAGGCGAGCGGTGCGACGCTGACCTGCCTCGCCGCTGGCGATGAGTCTGCCTTGGCAGAAGCGCGCGAAGTCTGCTGCGAACGGATCGCCAGCGAGGCATTGAACAATCTCCCGAAACACAGCGAGGCGGCGAGCTGCATCCGCGATTTGCTACGCAGCAGCCGCGCTCGGGAGGTGTGCCTTGGCTGACTTCGCCGATATAGCCAGCGACTACAGCGCCGAAGTGCTGCAGCGCACCCTGGACGCGCGCCCGCGCTTCGCGGTGCATTCGACCCTGAGCGCCGAGCACTGCGACGAATGCGGCGCGGCCATTCCCCAGGCGCGCCGCGAGGCGGTGCCCGGGTGCGAGCTGTGCATCGACTGCCAGCAGATGCGGGGGGAGCGGCGATGAGCAATCCTGCTGTCGATCTCGGGGTCGAGATGTGGAGCATGCTGTCTGGGGCGTTTTACGACGTGGCGGCGGCAAATGGGCTGGAGACGCCTGAGCAACGCGCGGCGCTCTGGGCGACGTTTCTTGCCTCCGTCGCGGGCGGTATGACCGCCGACCTGGGCGCTCCTCTCAGCCAGGCCATTCTCGATGGCGGCAAAACGGCGTGTCAGGAAGCAATGCGGGCCAATCTGCATGTTGTTGCTGGCTCAGGGCGGGAGGCTGGCGATGTCTGACCAAATCCCCCTGACCCTTTCCGATCTTCCCCTGCTGCTGCGCTTCATCCCTGCCGACTCCCGCGACGTGTGGGTGGAGGTGGGGATGGGCATCAAGGCTGAGTTCGGCACCGATGGCTGGGATGCCTGGGACACCTGGAGCCAGTCCGGTACCGGGTACAAGCTGGCCGACGCGAAGGCGGTGTGGCGCTCGTTCCGCAAGAGCGGCACGGGCATGGGCTCGGTCATCAAGCGGGCGATGGACGCCGGCTGGCGGCCCGAGAAAACCGAGCTTACGCGCGAGGAGAAGCGCCGCTTCGCCGCCGAGCACGAGGCGCGGCGCAAGGCGCGCGAGCTGGAAGTAGCGGCCGACGAGGCGCGATCGGCGCGCATGCGCAGCGAGGTGGCGCTGGCGTGCGCGCAGGTATGGGCGCAGCACACGACGGCAGAAGGGCAGAGCGACTACCTGACGCGCAAGCAGGTTGGGGCCTTCGGCATCGGCTTCATCCGCCACCTGGTGGTGCTGGAGATCGACGACCAGGCGGAGCGCTGCCAGCTGTGGATCGGCGAGGAAGGGCAGCAGTGGCTGCGCAGCCTGCCGAAGCCGCGCCCGGCGCATCTCTCGATGCAGGTGTACCGCAAGGGCACGGTCGTGGTGCCGCTGCGCGACGCGGACGGCAAACTGTGGGCGCTGCAGGCGATCAGCGGCGACGGCACGAAGCTGTTCCCGAAATATGGGCGCAAGGCCGGCTGCTTCCACCTGCTGGGCGAAGTGGGGGAGGCCGTGCTGATCGGCCTGGCCGAGGGCTACGCGACGGCGGCCAGCGTGCACATGGCAACGGGTATGCCCGTGGCGGTGGCGTTCGACGCCGGCAACCTGCTGGCCGCCGGCCGCGCCGTGCTGGCCCTGCACCCCAGCGCACGCCTGGTGATCTGCGCCGACGATGACCCCGAGACGCCCGGCAACCCTGGCCGCGCCAAAGCCGAAGCCGCCGCCCAGGAGCTGGGCGCCGTGGCGGTGTTTCCGCAGTTTGAGAAAGCAGCATGAGCGCGAAGGATTGGAATGACCTGCATATCGAGCAGGGGCTGGAGGTTGTGCGCGCGCAGATCGAGGCCGGTGTCGAAGCGTTCGAGGCGGCCGGGCCTCTCCGCGCCTCGTCGGAGGGTGAAGCCGCTGTTTCCGCGGCTGGAACCACCACTACCGGGGGGCCGGGGGAGGCGTTGAGCCCAGACGAAGTGCGGCGGCGCTATGCGCTGGTGGAAGGCACGACGCACATATGGGACATGGACAAGGCGCTGGTGATGAAGAAGTCGGCGTTCGAGGCGCGCGTGGGCAAGCCGGCGGCGAAGGCGTGGATGGATGACACAGGCAAGCGGCTGATCGCGGCGGAGCAGGTGCGCGAGATCGAGCAGGCGCGGAGGATGAGCAGCAAGAAGGGCGACGCCCTGAGCATGCCGCCGACCGAGCGCTACGTGTACATCGACGGGACCAAGGATGTGTGGGACCGCGAGAAGAAGCGGCGCATCCCCGAGGGCGCGGTGAAGATGGCGCTGGGCGATGCCTATGCGCTGTGGCTGAACAGCGGCGAGAGGCGGGTGGTGGATGTGGAGCACATCGTGTTCGACCCGACGATGACAAAGGACCCGGCGGTGTACATCAACACGTTCGAGGGCCTTCCGCTGGAGCCGGTGCGGGACGATGCGGCGTGCGAGAACCTGCGCTGGCTGATCGCGTTCCTGTGCAACCACGATACGGCGGCCACGGCCTGGCTGGTGAAGTGGCTGGCGTATCCGCTGCAGCACCTGGGCGCGAAGCTGGACACGGCGGTGCTGATGCATTCGGTGATGGAGGGCTCGGGCAAAAGCCTGCTGTTCGCCGATGCGATGGGCGAGCTGTATGGGCAGTACGCGGCGACGGTGGGGCAGACGCAGCTGGAGAGCAACTTCAACGCGTGGCAGAGCCGGAAGCTGTGGGCGGTGTTCGAGGAAGTGGTTTCGCGCGATCAGCGCTACAACCAGGTGGGCAAGATCAAGCATCTGATCACCGGCAAGACGGTGCGGATGGAGTCGAAGTTCATCAACGGTTGGGAGGAAGCCAACCACATGAACGCGGTGTTCCTCTCGAACGAGATCCTGCCGTGGCCGATCAGCGACAGCGACCGGCGCTTCCTGGTGATGTGGCCGCTGGAGACGCTGCCGGAGGAACGGCAGAAGGCGATCGGCCGGGAGCTGGCGAACGGTGGCGTGGCGGCGTTGTTCGCCTGGCTGTTGGCGGTGGACCTCGGTGACTTCAACCAGCGCACGCGGCCGCCACACACGGAGGCGCGCTCGCGGCTGGTGGCGTTGAGCCGGGCGAGCTGGCAGACCTTCCTGCATCTGTGGCGGGGTGGCGAGCTGGGTGGCGGGCTGTATGGGCCGTGCCTGTCGAGCGATCTGTACTGGCTGTTCCTGGACTGGTGCTCGCAGAACAAGGAGCACTCGCTGAGCCACACGAAGTTCAGCCTGTTCGTCAGCAGCGAGATGACGAAGACGAAGAGCATCCCGTGGAGCGATGGGCACGCCAGGCGCTTCGGGGCGTTCTTCGTGCCGCCTGATGCGGACCCTTCCCGCGCCCTTTCCTTCGAGGCGGCAAAGCTGGGCCAGACGGTGACGGCGTGGCGCGCGAGCGCGAAGAAGGCCGGTTGGGCGGTGGACAACTGGGAACACGTGAAGGCGGTTGCAGCATGAGTGCGGCGAAAAGTGTGTGGGGTGTGTGGGGTTGTGTTGGGTTGGTTTTTGCGACCCCACACAGCGGCAACCCAGCAACGGCGCGGCTTTGCGGGTGCTGTGTGGGGTGTGTGGGGTTTGACGCGCGCGCACGCGTATGCGCGCATTTTTCCCGACTGGCTTCCCGGTGCCGATGCCTGATGTTTTTTCTCTACGCGAGGGCTCAAAAACCCAACACACCCCACACACCCCACACAAATCTCTTTAGCTATTTGAATTTATTGGGTTTTTCGTGTGTGGGGTTGTGTGTTGGGTTGGTGGTTTTTGTGTGGGGTTTGATTTCGAGACGGGAGTACGGGGAATGATCGAGCAGGTTGAAGCGTTGATGCAGCACTGGGGCGAGGCGGCGCGGGGCGGGCTGTTGGCCGGTACGGGGCTGAGCCCGCTGGCCGTGGCAATGGAGTACGGCGGCATGGTGGAGGGCGGCAGCAGTGGGTCGAGCGGGCTGACGGCGTGCTTCGATGCAGCGGCGCAGGCGGTGGATGCGGCGCTGGGTGCGATCAGCCTGCTGGGTGCGCTGGGCCAGGACCTGGTAGCGCTCGCCCGGGTGCGCTACCTGAGCGACCCGATGCCGACGGTGGAGCAGCAGATGCGGGTGCTGGGGATCGGTAGCGAAACTGCATATCGCCGGCGGGTGCAGAGGCTGCAAGAGATGGTCCGCGAGCAGTTGAAGGTGGCTGTCGGCAAAGCGGCGGCATGACCGTTCGTCCGGTGGGTTTGTCGTAAGTCTGCAACGAAGTAGTAACGAACCCGCAACGAGTTGAACCGCCGTTAATTGCCGCTTTTCGGCGCGGCGGTAGGCAGGTACAAGGTAGCTACGCGTGACAGGTGCGTATGCATCGTCCGCAACCCCGCGTGCTGCTGTGTACGCTGCTCGACCGGTCCCCCGGCTGGTCATTCAAGGCCCCGCTCTGCGGGGCTTTGTTTTTTCTCACGGGCCGTTCCTCGCAGGGAGACGGCTCGTTGCCCGGTGGTTCCGGGCGTTTTCTTCTGGCCCTTGGCCGACCTGGGAGGTTGCGATGAGCGAGCCGGCAAGCACGGCAGGCGTTGTGGTGGCGGGAGCCGCGGGCGTCAGCGTGGCGGCGCTGCTGGCGAGTGTGAACGGTGATGCGGCTGTTGGCGCGCTGTTTGGATCGCTCATCTACTTCACGACTACGCGCGAGCTGCCAGTGTGGCAGCGCGTGGTTTTCTTCGTCGCCTCGCTGGTGATGGGTTACAAGCTGGCGCCAGCGCTGGTCGAGGCCACGTTCCTCGGTGTTCAGCCGTTCCGCTGGCCGGTGTTCGGCGGGTTCGTGTGCTCGGCGATGGTGGTGACCGTGACCCTGAAGGCGATCAGGCGGCGAGACTCGCCAGGCGACCCAGGCGAGCAAGGGGGATTGGATGGCCAGTGAGTTGATGACTCAGGCGACGTTTCTGCTGTGCGGGCTGATCTTCGGCCGACTGTTCAGCTATCGCCGAGGCGATGCGCGGCATCGGCTGGGCATGTCGTGCCTCGCGATCCTGGTGATGGGGTTCGCCGGCACGACGATGATCTTCATCCTCAAGGGCTGGCTCAAGGTGCCCGCGCCGGCCTGGCCGATGGTGGGCATGCTGGCGGTGTTCGCCTGGGCTGTGGTGCGCGCTGGCGGCAATGTTGCCGTGGTGATCCGGCCTGAGGCTGGCCCGAGTTGGCCGGCGGTGGAGCGGCGGAAGGCTGACCACGGCCCGAGGCCCGCCCAGAAGTAATGGGTCCTCCCTGGCACTTTTTCCTTCTACGAGGCCGTAGACCGCGGTTTGTTTACAGACTGACGGACCTATAGGGGGTTCCGCTTCCGGCCTTAGTGCCATGCGGGTTTGAGGGTTTTCGATGCCAACTCAAAAAGAGATCGCCCAGCACCTGGACATGAGCGAGCGCAACTGCCGCGACATGCTCAAGGGGCTGGAGCTGGACTGGACGGTCGCGCCGCTGGACGAGATCCGCGTCGCCTACATCCGCGACCTCCGCGAAAAAGCAGCTGGCCGCGGGGGCAGCCAGGTCGAGTTGCTCAACGCCGCCCGCATCGAAGAATCCACGGTCAAGTCCGCCAACGGGCGGCTGGCCTACCACGAGAAGCTCGGGACGCTCGTCCCCACCGCTGACGCCACATTCGTGCTCACCGAATGGGCCGGCTTTGCCAACCGCGAGTACCAGGGCGGTTTCGAGAAGCTGATCCAGGAGATCGAGGCCACGCACAAGGTCAGCATCGACCGAAGCACGGTGACCCGAATTGCTGGAACTACAGTCAGCCGAATTGGAGGCTATGCGGTTAAGCTTGGCCACCGTATTGCTGGAGGTGGCCGAGCAGTTCAACCCGCCGAAGCAGATAGCGACAGCTGAATGGATCGGCGCGGAGTTCTACCTGCCGCCCGAGTCGGGCGTCCTGTCGGGGCTCTACGATTTCTACTACACGCCGTATTTCCTCGGCGTGGCGGCGGCGCTGGATGACCCGACGGTAGATGAGGTCGACCTGATGAAGGCCGCCCAGATCGGCTGGACCTACTTCCTGCTTGCCTTCATCTTCAAGCGCATCACTGGCCAGCCGATGCCGATCATGGTGCTGTTCGCCAAGGAGAAGGACGGCAAGGCCTTTCACGACGAGAAGCTCGTCCCTGCGGTCAAGGCGAACCCTGCTGTCAACCGGCTGATGGACGTCAGCACGGCGAAGAAGTCCGGCAACCGCTGGGACCATAAGGGTTATCCCGGCGGCTTCCTCAAGCTGGTCGCCTCCAACTCGCCCGGCAACGTGAAGTCGACCTCGTCGGTCGGCCTGGCCGTGGTCGAGGAGCCCGATGACACCAGCGACGACGTGAAGGGTCAGGGCGATGCCATCGGCCTACTCGAGGAGCGGGTCAAGCGTTATCCCGGCTCGAAGTTCGTGGTCGGCGGCACGCCTTCGCTGAAGGGTCTGTCGAAGACCGAGCAGCGGCTCGAGCAGAGCGACAAGCGCGTCCTGCCGATCATCTGCCACGAATGCGGCGAAGCCCATGTTCTGGACTTCCAGTACATCACCTGGCTGGACGCGGACGACGATGTGCCGCCGCATGAGACCTACGGCCGGGCGCTGCCTGAAACAGCGATGTACCGCTGCCCGCACTGTGCATGCGTGTGGGACGACTACCAGCGAAAGGAAAACATTCGCAACACCGTGTTCGCCGCAGTCGAGCGGGGCGATCCGATGCGCGGCTGGGTGGCGACTGCCCCGTTCTACGGCAAGGCGGGATTCATTGAGTTGAGCGAACTCTACGCCTGCCTGCCGGGTACGACACTGGCCGGCCTGGTACGCGAGCAACTTGCCGCGGAGAAACTGGCCGAGACGGGCGATCTGAAGCAGATCATCAAGTTCGTCAACCAGAAGCAAGGCCGCTCCTACGAGTACAAGTCGGACCTGCCCGACGCCGACGCGCTCAAGGATCGCGGCGAGGATTACCGCGAACTGCTGGTGCCGGCCGGTGGCCTGGTGCTGCAGCTCACGGTGGACGTCCAGCACGATCGCCTGGCGGTGATCATGCGGGCGTTCGGCCGCGGCGAAGAAAGCTGGCTGGTCCTCTGGACCGAGCTGGCGGCGCAGACCGGCACCTCGTCCAAGGACGATCCGGTCTGGCTGGAACTGGACCGGCTGCTGTTCGGCACCTACGCCCACGCGAAGGGATATCAGCTGCGGGTTAGCGCAGCGAGCATCGACTCGTCGGACGGCCAGACGAACGACGCCGTTTACCACTACGTGCGTACCCGCAAGAAGAAACTGGCGAAGCTACTGGCGATCAAGGGCTCGCAAACGATCGATGCGGAGATCCTCACGCCGCCGCGCAAGATCGATCTCAACACCAAGGCGACCAAGGCCTCGAAGTACGGCCTGCAGGTGTACATCGTCGGCACCAACAAGGCGAAGGACATCCTGGCCGAGCGCCTCAAATTGCTCGGCAATGGCCCAGGCCGCATGCACGTCTACAAGGGGGTGCGGGCCGACTACCACGTGCAAATGTGCGGCGAGGTGAAAGCCCCGAGCCGGAAGCATTCCGGCAAGAAGGTCTGGCAACCCAAGGCCGGAGCGGCCATTGAGGCGTGGGACTGCGAGACCTACCAGATCCACCTGGCGCGCTACCAGCGCCTGCACCTGAAAGGGCCGGCGGAATGGGACGCCATCGAGGCGGGACTGATGCAAGCGGATCTTCTTACCGAGCCAGCCGTGGAGGTCGTTGAATCGCTTGAAGACCTGGCCGCCAAGGCGCCTGAAACAGCCGCGCCCAGCGCGCCCGCGAAGCCCGCGCCGTCCATGGCCGAACTTGGCCGACTGATGAACGGAGACGACTGATGAACCCGCAAGACCAACTCAGCGAGGCCCGAGACGCGCTGCATCGGCTGCTTACCGGTACAAGTACCGTCAGCATCCAGCGCGATGGCAAGAAGGTCGATTTTGCCGCCGCCAATCGCGGCGACCTGGAACGCTACATCAACCAACTGGAGGTCCAGCTCGGCGCGGGCTCGCCCCGCCGGCGCGGACCGGCGGGCGTAATCGCATGAGCACTCCTCAGATTCTGGCGCCGAACGGCCTTCCGGCACGCGAGCAGCTCAGCGGCTGGCAGGGCGCGGGCGCCGGGTTCGGTGGACAGCTTGAGCGCTGGAACCCGCCGCTGAAAACGTTGGATGCCGCGCTGTTGCCGAAGCTGGATTTAGGCAACGCCCGCGCCGAGGACGTGACGCGTAACAACGCGTTCGCCGCCAACGGCGTGCAGCTGCACATCGACAACATCGTCGGACACCTCTTCCGGCTCAGCTACAAGCCGCGCTGGCGGCGCTTGGGCATCACGGATGCCGATGCGCGCGCCTTCGCCCAGGACGTTGAGGCCTGGTGGACCGAGTACGCCGAAGACCCCATCGGCTGCTGGCTGGATGTCGAGCGCAAGCGCACCTTCACGATGATGGTTCGCGAATCGGTCGGCACTCACACCCGTACCGGCGAGATCATGGCCGCCGCGGAATGGCTGGAGCGGCGCGGGACCGCGATGCGCACGGCGATCAAACTGATCAGTCCGAAGCGTGTCGGCAACCCGCACGGCAAGAGGGACAGCGGCGACCTTCGCGGGGGGATCGAATTCGACCGTGGCGGCGCCGCGCTGGCGTACTGGGTGCGCCAGGCCTCCACCGGCGGGCTGGGCCTCGGTACCGGGCTGGGCAATGACTGGAGGCGCATCGAGCGGGAGGCCGCGAACGGCCGGCAAAAGTTCATCCACGTGTTCGAGCCCAGCGAGGATGGGCAGAGCAGGGGCGCCAACCAGTTCCTGGCCGTGCTGGAACAGTCGCACATGCTGCCGAAGCTGCAGCACACCAAGCTGCAGAACGCCATCGTCAACGCCATGTATGCGGCCACCATCGAAAGCGAGATGGGCACCGAAGCGGCCATGGAAGTGATCGGAGCGGGCTCGGAAGGCACCGACAACATCGTCAAATACCTGATGGCGGTGAACAGCTTCCACAACGGCTCGAAGCTGGCGTTGAACGGTGTGAAGATCCCGCACCTGTGGCCGGGCGAGAAGCTCAACCTGCAGACCAGCGGCAACGTCGACAACGGCTTCACCGATCTGGAGTCGAGCATCCTGCGCTGGATGTCGGCGGGGCTGAACGTACCCTACGAGCCGTTCGCGCGGGACTACCGGCAAAGCACCTACAGCAGCGCCCGGGCCTCGATGATGGAGGGCTGGCGCTACTACATGGGGCGTCGCAAGGTCATCGCCGCGCGCTTCGCCACCATGGTGTTTTCTCTCGCCTTCGAGGAAGCGTTGCACCGCCGGGAGCTCACACTACCCCGCGCGGCGACGCGTGGCTTCTACGAAGCCAAGGCCGCCTGGTGCAACAGCGAGTGGATCGGCTCTGGCCGCCTCGCCATCGACGGGCTGAAGGAAGTGAAGGAGGCGGTGCTGCGCATCGAATCCGGTCTCAGCACCTACGAGAAAGAGATGGCGCTACTCGGTGAGGATTATCAGGAAACCTTCGCCCAGCAGGTGCGCGAAACGCAGGAGCGCCGCGAGGCAGGCCTGCCGCCACCGAGCTGGATGCAGGCGCAGGTGCTCGCCCCGGAGCAATCCGAAGCTGCCGAATAAGGCCCGCCACTGGCGGGCCTTCACGTTTCAGTCACAGGACAACCCATGACCCAGTTCGCCCAACTCGCCAGCCGCGTGCTGAATACGCCGCTGCTGCTGGAGCCCGGCTACGCGCGGGTTTTCTTCAGCGCGCTGGCCAGCCGCCTTGGCATCACTGAATTGCAGGACGAAACCGGCCTGGTCCCCATGGGCCAGAAGCCGCGCGTCGACGGTCGCACCTACAACAAGACCCGCACCAATGCCTGGGGTGAACAGGAGATCCTGTTCCAGGTGGTGGACGGCGTGGCGCTGCTGGATGTGAAAGGCACGCTCGTGCACAAGCACGGCTACCTGAAGCCCTACAGCGGCATGACCGGCTACGACGGCATCATCAACCGCGCCGCCATGATGTTCGCCGAGAGCGACGTGAAAGGCGTGCTGATGGACATGCACACGCCGGGCGGCGAGGTGGCGGGTTGCTTCGACACGGCCGACCGCTTGCGACAGCTGGCGCAGCAGGCCGGCAAGCCGATCTGGTCGGTTTGCAACGACATGAACTGCTCAGCGGGGATGGCCCTGGCCAGCGCTGCCAGCCAGCGGCTGGTCACGCAGACCGGCGTAGCCGGTTCGGTCGGCGTGGTGATGGCCCACGCCAGCTACAAGGACTACCTCAAGGAGGAGGGGATCAAGGTCACCCTGATCCACTCCGGTGCCCACAAGGTGGAGGGCAACCCCTACGAGGATCTGCCCGCCGAAGTGCTCGCGCGCTTCCAGGCCGACACCGACGCCTTACGCCACCAATTCGCCGAGCTGGTCGCCCGCAATCTGGGCATGACCGTCGAGGCGGTGCTCGCCACCGAAGCTGCGACCTATCGCGGCCAGGAGGCTATCGACATCGGCTTCGCCGACCTGCTGGTCAACGGCCACGAAGCGACCGCCGAGTTTTCCGAATATCTGTCCACGCAGGGCAGGATCACAACCCTAGGAGCGACCATGACCGAAACCACTTCGGCACCCAACGCCTCTGCTGCCCCGCCTGCGTCGGCGGCTGAGCAAGGCAACCAGACCGACCTGAGCGCCGAGCGCGCACGGGTGAAGGGCATTCTCCAGCACGCCGAGGCCGGTGGCCGCAGCGCCTTGGCTGAGCACCTCGCCTACGACACTGACATGTCGGTCGAGCAGGCCGCCGCCATGCTGGCCAAGGCGCCCAAGGAACAGGCCGCCGGGCTGGATGCCAGCACCGCCCTCGATCGCCTGATGGCGAACGAAAGCCAACCGAACGTCACCGCAGGCACGGGTGGCAACGATGAACCCAGCAAGGCGCAGAAGATCGCTGCGTCCTATGCCCGAGCTACCGGAGCGAAACTCGCATGAGCACCGTTCAGCAACCCACCGACAACGGCTGGATCACCGGCTCCGACGACTACTTCACCACGCTCGGCACCATTGCCGCCGGGCAGAACCTGCCGGAGCGCACCCCGCTCGGCCAGGTGACCGCTACCGGTGCCTTGGTGAAATGGGCACCGGCCGCCAACGACGGCTCGCAGAAGGCCGTTTACCTCACCGCCTATGCGGTCGATGCCAGCGCGGGCGCCAAGAAAGCCCAGGTGATCAAGTCCGGCAGCTTCCATCCCGACCTGGTCGCCTGGCCGGCCGGTACCACCGACGCACAGAAGCTCTGTGCGTTCGTCGGCACGCCGATCAGCCTACAGCCGCCCGTCTGACCTACGGGTAACACCCCTTTTCAAGGCCGCCGATAGCGGCCTTTTTCGTTTCAGGAGAGCGAACAATGGCCGCTGGCTACGATACGACCACCCTGCTGGGTGTGAAGGAAATCCTTCCCAAGTTCACCCCGCTGTTCATCCAGATGTTCTTTCCCACCATCGCCACCTTCCCCACGGAAGAAGTGGCCTTCGACAAGATCAAGAAGGACCGCCGCCTGGCACCGTTCGTGGCGCCGATGGTGTCCGGTCGCGCGCGCAAGGAGCGCGGTGGCTTCCTCACCACGCTGAAGCCGGCCTACATCAAGTCGACTGACATCGTGCGGCCCACGCGCCTGATCAAGCGTCGCCCGGGCGAACCCCTGGACACCCAGCTCAGCGCTGCGGACCGGCATGACGCCGTCGTCGCTGACATCCTCGTCGAGCAGGAGGAGGAGATCACCACCCGCGAAGAGTGGATGGCCGTACAGGCCGTGCTCTACGGCAAGGTGGTGATCGAAGGCGAGGACTACGAAACCCAGGAGGTCGACTACGGGCGCAGCCCGGAGAACCAGATCACCCTGGCGGGCGCCGCCAAGTGGAACGCCCAGGACGTCGAGACCTACGATCCCACCGACGACCTGGAAGACTGGGCATCGGCTACCACCGGCTCTGCGGGCCTGGTCGTGATGGACAAGCTGGCCTGGCGCCTCTTCAGCCGCTTTAAGGCGGTGAAGGACAAGCTGGAAACCCGCCGGGGCAGCACCTCCCAGCTCGAGCTTGGCCCGCAGCTGGAAAAGGAAGTCATGCGCAAGGGCTTTTTCGGTGAGTACGAAATCATCGTCTACACCGGCAAGTACACCAACGCGCAGGACGTGAAGGTCAACTTCATGCCCGACTACTCGGTGCTGATCGCGCCGGCCAGCACCGACAACGTGATGGCCTACGGCGGCATCCAGGATGCCAAGGCCAACGCCAACGGCATCGCCGAAGCGGATCGCTACCCGTCGAACTGGTTCACCGACAACCCCAGCGTTGAATGGCTGCAAACCCAGGCCGCGCCGGTACCGGTGATGTTCGACGCTGACGAATTCACCTTCGTCAAAGTGGCCTGACGGCCTGATCCCAACCCGCGAGCGCGCCCTGGTGCGCTCGCCGATGAGGTAGCGAGAAATGGCTGACAAAAAGTACATCGTGATGGGAACCGTCCACGCCGTAGAAAAGAGGGGCGGAAAGAAGGTGGTGTTGCTACGCGATACCGAACCGCAGTCTGTCCCGGCTAGCCTGGTGAAAGAGTTGCTGGAAGAGGGGCTGATCACAGAGTCGGGCGACTCCGAGGAAGCACCCGCGCCCCCGAAGAAAGGCAAGACCTCGGCAAAGCCAAAGACGGCCCCTGTCGTGCCTACCACCACGCCTCCCGCTCCCGATGATGACGACTCCGATGAGGACGGCGCCGAGGATGACGACGACTCGGACGACTCGGACGACTCGGACAACGCGGGCGGCGGCGATGGCGGCGACGACGGATCAGGTGACTGACCGTGACCAGCGAATTCGACCGCCTCATGTGTCGGGCGGACGAGACGCTGTTTGGCGTCTTCGGTGAGAACGGGGAGTGCACCTACACCGCCCCGAACTCACTGGCGCCCGCGCAGCGGTTGCGGCCGATCATCAGCCGCAACGTCCAGGTCGCCGGCGCCGACGGCATCTTCCGGGCCGTACAGGCCCTCGTCGAGATCCGGCTGTGTGAGGTTCCGGCACCGCGTCGCGGTGGTCGTCTGCGCACGCCGGACGAGACCTTCACCCTGGAAGAGCAGATCGACTCGGATGGGTTGGTCGAGCGCTGGACGTTGCTGCCGGTGAGGTAAGCCATGGCCGACTACAGCAGCATCCGCATCCGGTTCAGGAACGAGGGCGAGTTTCTCGCGACGTTAGACAAGATGCCGAGCCGGCTAAGCAAGGCCATCCAGCTCGCCCTCAACACCGTTGGCCGGAACACCCGGACCAAGAGTTGGCGGGCGATCCGCGATGAAATCAACCTCAAGCCGAGTTACATCCAGCGTGAGGTGAACTTCATCCCGGCCACGCTCGAAGAGCTGCGCGTGATCATTTTCGCGCGACGCAAGGGCGTCACCCTCAGCCAGTTTCCGCACAAGCAGCTTTACCGCAAGGGTAAGCGCGGCAAACGGGTCAAGGCGGGCATCCGGGTCGAGGTGGGGAAGGATTGGACCGAGCTGAACCAGGGCGCCTTCATCGCCAAGGTGGGGCCGCCTGGTGGGCTGATCGCCGAGCGCATCAGCAAACCACGGCTGCCCATCGAAATACTCCACGGGCCGTCGCCCTCGCAGGTGCTCGGCACGCTGCTGGACGACATCGCGAAGGACGCTGATCGAGATCTCGATCAGGAAGTGCGGCGCCAACTGAACCGAGCGGACCTATGACCGATAACCGAAACATCCTGACCGCAGGGCGTAAAGCCCTGGTGGACAGGCTGGGCGATATCACCCAGGACAACGGCTACCTCACGAATGCGGGGTTCAACGTCCAAACCGGCTGGCTGAGCGCGGTGCTGCAAGCGGAAGGGGTTTCCTTCCCGCTGCTAGTCGTCCAGCCGGCCGCTGGCCAGCCCCCGCGCCCCGGCCCGGCCGGAAGCATCCTGGTGCCCGGCTTCAACGTCGTCGGCGCAGTCAGCCTGGGCGATGAGTACGACGACGGCCTGGATGACCTCCAGCTCGACATCGTGCGCTGCCTCACCGTCGAAAAGAGCCGGCCATGCCGCTGGCTTCCGCCCGGTGTCATCAACATCCAGTTCGGCGCGCCGGCGTCTTTCCCCCCTGGGGAGGGCCTGCAGGCCGCCACTGTTGTGGTTCCCATTCACCTCAGCATCATCGTCGAAGGTATCTGACATGACCGAGAAAACCGAAGTACCCGCCGTGGCAACCGCCCCGGCCAAGGCTGCCCCTCGTTTCGAGGTGAAGCTCATCGCCCCCCACACCCACGCCCGCAAGGACTACGTGGCCGGGGACACCATTAAAGTCACCGCCCGCCAGCGCCAGTTCCTGGTCGAAGCCGGCGTTATCGCGGAGGCCAAATAACATGGCGCGCAAAGTCGAAACTGTGATCCTGGGTGCCATCGTCAAGATGCGCCCGGCCAACACCGGCATCCCGTTCCGCGATGTGGGTCTCGTCTCCACCGTCCAGCAGGCGACCGAGACCAACGACATCACCCTGCCCAACACCCGCACCCCGGAAGGCGGCAACTACGACAAGCTCACGCGCATCAACGCCATGACGCTGTCGCTCAACTTCCGCGAGTTCAACTCCGAGAACATCGCCGCCAACCTCTGGGCCGATATCAGCGCGGTTCCCAGCGCGGCGGTTACCGGCGAGGAGCACATTGCCCAGGTCGGCAAAACCTGCGCACTGGACAAGATGCCGCTTACCATTACCTCGGTGGTCGACGCAGCGACCGGCCTGGTCGAGTTCGAGGAAGACGAAGACTTCCGCATGACCGGCTCCGGCATTGAGGTCCTCGAGGGCAGTGCCCTGGCCACGGCGATCGCGGCAGCGACCGGCGACTACTCGCTGGAAATCGACTACACCTGCGCGGCTTTCGACGACATCGAGGCGCTGGTCAACTCCGGCGAGGAGTGGGAGATCCTGCTCGAAGGCCAGAATGGCGCCGGCACCAAGGGCCGCATCAACCCGCGCTTCTGGCGCTGCAAGTTCGCCCCGGCCGAGACGCTGGACTGGATCGGCACCGACGACTTCATGGGCATGACCGTCGCCGCTGAAGTGCTTGCCGACTCCACCCGCGGCACGGGCAAGTCGGCGTACATGAAGGTGCAGAAGGAGAAGACGGGGGCCTGAGGTTGGTTTCCGTCAACCGGTTTAGGTTGACTTTAGGTCGACTGCATCCGATAGTTCCCGCGTCGCTGCCAAATCAGCGACCGGGTTTGGTCGCCCGAGAAAACCGAGGCGCACGGCGCCGTAAGGCGTTTTTTTGTGCCCGCGTAATGGCGGGCTGTGCGCGGGAGTCCCTCGGGGCTGCCGGGTCCCTTGGTTCCCGGTCGACCAACCTGCGTACAGTTCGCCTCCCTCTTGCTTGGTCGCAACGGTGGCGAACTCCCAACCGAGGAGTTTCACCATGAGTAAATCCGCTCCCCAGGCGGGGTCCCACGTGACCCGCCATGTTTCGTTTTCCCAGTTCAACTTCGGTGCCGAGATGTTCGCGGTACAGCAAGGCGTGCCCGCTGTGTATGCGCTCCAGCAGGCATCGGCACTGCTCGAGTCGTGTATCGCCACGGCGGACGCTGCGGCCGAGGCAGCTTCTGAAAGCGGGGATGAATCCCGCTCGTTTGCCACGATCTTCATGCTCCAGTCGGTGCGCGCACTGGTGAATTCGGTAGTCGCAGGTATGGGAGACGCTAAATGAGCCTGCCCCTGGAGTTCTCGTTCGATGGCGCTGCCGTCCGTGTGGTGATGGTGAGCGGCGATCCGTGGTGGGTGGCGTCCGATGTGGCGATAGCCTTGGAGTATCGCGAAGCGGAGAGAATGACCCGCATGCTCGATGATGATGAAAAGGGTCCCCACATTGTGGGGACCCTTGGCGGTGAGCAGCGAGTGACCATCATCAGTGAATCCGGCCTGTACTCGGCCATCCTTCGCAGCCGCAAGGCCTCGGCCAAGCGCTTCAAGAAATGGGTAACCGCCGAGGTGTTGCCGTCGATCCGCAAGCACGGCGCCTACGTGATGCCCTCCGCTTCGGCGGAACCCGAAGGCCCGGTGATGGCGCCGAACGTCGAGGCGGACCAGATCGTCAGTGCCGGCCGCGTGTTCCGCGCGCTGTTCGCCACTGGCCGCAGCATGGGCATGACACGCCGTCTGGCCGCTACCCGCGCCAACTCGGCCGCGGTGCGCTCCACCGGCATCGACCTGGCCGCCGAGCTGGGCGCCAGTGAGTGGCTGGAAGGCAAGGACTTGCCCGGCCCGCAGCAGCGGCACTACGAACTGCAGCAGAACCTGCGCGCCCACCTTACGGCCAACAACTGGCCGCAAGGCTTCGGCACCCAGCAATTGATCGAGGCGCTCGGCCTGCCGAGCGACAAGCCCACGCAGATCGCCCTCGGCCACTGCCTGCAACTGCTCGGCTATAAGCGGACGCGCCTGGCTGCGCCCGAGCGTGGCGGTATCCGTCCATGGGGCTACGTGTTGGCGAGCCCGGTGCCGGCTGGATCGAGCGTGGCTTAGGTTTAGGGCTTCATGTCGGAAACCGTTTCTCGAAAGGCGGCGAAGGCGCGATCCAGATGTTTGAAGGAGCGGGTCGCCCCGGCTTTATCGCCGCCGAATACCTTCCAGGGTGATGTCGAAAGCGTCTGGGTGACGGTTTGTTCCCTGCTGGCCCAATCGTACTCGCTGGTTTGCGTGAACTCGCTGAAGGTGATGCTGGCAGAAGGCGTCTTGCGCGGGCTTCCGTTCTTGAAAACCCGGAATATTTGCAAGCTGTCCGCTCCTTCGGTCACGGACCATCCTTTGCTCTCGAGTAGAGGGCGAATGTCCGCGCAATGCTGCGAGAAAGTCCAGGCCGACCGGTCCTCGACCTGGTAGGGGGTGATCGGTTGGGTTGTTGCCAGATCGATCTTCGCGAGTTTGAAGGTCTTGCGGGTATTGGTCTCGTGGCATCGGGCGATTAGCGAATCGCCCCGTATTTCGATAGGCGAGATCAGTCGGGCAGCGCCTGGAGCGCTGCCGCCGTTGTAGATGATGGTTATCTGGCCGTGTTCAGAGATTGTTCTTTGAAGTTGAGATAGCACTTCCATGTCGTTTACTCCTCGGGTATGGCAAGGGGTTGGTTTGGTATCCGCTGCGGATTCTCAATGATAAATTCGCGACTCAAGGAAGCACGCAGCAGGGGCGGCGTGCGCCGACTGAGGTATGGGTCGCATGGGATTTTTCGTTTTTTTAGCCGTTGTGGCGTTGGCAGTGTTCTTCCTGAAAGGGTTCGACAAGATCGCAGGGCGCGGGCCGAAACAGGTCAGCGATGGTATTCGAAAGGCTCGGTCAGTTTCGACTGAGCCTCAGCGCATACCGTGTCCGGAGTGCGCGGAGCTGATCTTGCCTGCTGCAAAGACCTGCCCGTTCTGCAGGTCGCCCATATTGAAATGACGACGTACTTTCACAAGACCCGCCTCGGCGGGTTTTTTTATACCTGGAGAAAACATGAGCCAATTGGGCAAAAGCGTCCTTATCAAGGTCGGGAAGCGGGAAGTTATCTGCCGCGAACTGACCGTCGCCGGCGTGCGGCAACTGATTCAGGGGCAGCCTACTGCGGATCTGGTGAACGAGGTTCTGTTCGAGGATGTGCGTCTTGCCGATCTTGAGGTGCTGACGGACCTGACGATGGCTGATGTGGACGGCATGCTGCCGAGCGACCTGCGCACCATCGTCGATGCTTGCAAAGAGGCCAACCCGGATTTTTTCGCAATGCTGGCCCGGCTGTACAAACAGCGTCCGGCTGCCTGAGCCAGCTCGACAAGACCCTCTGCACGCTGATCCGCCTGGGGCATCACCAGGTGTTCGATTATCCCTGGTCCCTCTTTCTCCGATCCCTGAAGGCCTGAACACATGGCAGACGTTGAACTGCGGCTGACGGCCGACCTCGATGGCGCGAAAAAGGGCATCGCCGGATTCCGCAAGGAATACGTCGACCTGGTGAAGGCAGTAGAAAAGCCTCTGCGCCAGATCAGCGGCTTCCGTGATCTCGAGACCGAGCTGGAAGGCGCTGGCCGCGGTGCTCGCACCGCTCGGGAGCGTGTGCGTGACCTGGGTAACGAGCTGGCTCGCACCGCGACGCCTACCAAGCAGCTCACCACCAGTTACCGCGCCGCCGTTGCGGAGCTGCGCAGGATGGAGCGTGCAGAGGCCTCAGCGCAGGCTCAGTTGGCGAAGCGCCGTAGTGAACTGCAGGCTGCTGGCGTCGACACGCGCAACCTCGCGGCCGAGCAAAAGCGTCTCTCGTCCGAGCTGCAAACCCGGCTTTCGGACGGCCGTGCCGATGCTGATCTGTCGAGCGCCCGGAAGAGTCTCGGCGTTGGTGAGATCGAGCAGGCCCAGCGCGAGCTGGTCGAGCTGCGGGCGCAGTACCGTCTGGTTTCTTCCGATGCCAGCCTCTCGGCCAAGCAACGCGCCGAGGCTGAGGCGACCTATCGGAAGTCTGTCAGCCAGTCTCTGGAATCGCTCCGGCAGATGCGTGCAGCCACAGCAGCGCCCGCGAGCAAAGCGGACGCTGCGGCGCAACTGCAGCGTGAGGCGGCGGCAACCAGCGAGCTGGCCCGGCAGAACGCCCAGCTCTCTGCGCAACGCGCTTTGGGCGTCGGCAAGATCCAGGCGGAGCAGCAGGCGCTGCTCAAGCTGCGGCAGCAGTACCAACTGGTCAACAGCGACAGCAGCTTGTCCGGCACCCAGCGCGCTGAGGCTGAGTCGACCTACCGCCGCCGCGTCAGCGAGTCGCTCGCCGAGCTGCGCAAGATGCGCACCGCCATCCAGGCGCAGGCCAGTCAGTCGCAACTGGCGGCCGCCGCAGAGTCGCAGCGGAACGCCGCGGCATTAGCCGGCATCCGCGCCCGCACCGCCGAACTGCGCTCGGCGGCTCTGGCTGAACGCCAGGTGGCGCTCGAGCAGGCCCGGCAATCGCTGGGCGTCACCCAATACCGCGCTGCGACGTCCGAAGTGCAGCGTCTGCGCGCCCAGTACGAACAGCTGCGGGCCGCGGGTAACCTCACCGGCCGCGAGCTGGCAGTTGCTCAGAACACGCTCACCCAGCGCATTCGAGAGTCGCAGAAGGCGATGGCGGAGTTGGCGGGCCAGCAGCAGCGAGCCAAAGGTGGTGCCTTGTTGGGCCAAATTGGCGGAACCCTGGCGTCTTTCGGAGGCGCCTACGGCGCAGTTTCGGCCGTGCGCTCGTATGTCGAGATCGCCGACAGCTCGAAGAAGATGGATGCGCAGCTCAAGCTCGCCACTCGGTCTCAGGAACAGTTCAGTCAGGCGCAGGAGGATACCTACCGCATCGCTCAGACCGGGCGGGTGCCGCTGGAGGACGTGGTAACTCTGTACTCGCGCCTGAGCCCGGCGCTGCGTGATCTCGGCCGCAATCAGAAGGACGTGGCTGGCGTGACGGAAGCCGTTACAGCTGCTCTGCGCATCAGTGGTTCTACGTCCTCCGAGTCTGCGGCGACGCTTACCCAGTTCTCCCAGGCTCTGGGGTCCGGTGTATTGCGTGGCGAGGAATTCAACAGCATCGCCGAGAACGCCCCGCGCCTGCTCCGCGCGCTCGCTGACGGGCTCAACGTGCCGACCGGTGCATTGCGGGCGATGGCGGCTGAAGGGCAGCTCACTGCCGATGTGATCACTGACCTCACGTTGAAGGCGCTGCCTCAGCTGCAAGCCGAGGCCGCTCAACTGCCTCAAACCGTGGATGGGGCGCTTACCCAACTTAGCAACAAGGTCGTAAAGGCATTCAGTGAGGGGGATACCTCTGGGTTTATCGGCGCGATCGAGAAGCTCGGTGAAGTGCTCTCTGATCCTGGTGTTGTGCAGGGCCTGAGCAACTTGGCGGGTGCGGCGGCTACGCTCGCCAGTTGGGCCGCACAGGGCGCAACGGAATTCGCCAACCTGGGCAAGGAAATCGGGTACGTCGCTGCAGAGGCAATGGGTGGGGTTGATCAGCTCACTCGGCTGGAGAAGTTTCTTGAGGGCCTGAAAGCCGCCCGTAACGGCGGAGCAATCATCGGGCGGCCGTTCCCCACTTTTTTCCAAAGCAACGACCAAATCGACAACTGGATCAAGGACATCGAAGGTCAGATCGACAAGCTCAACGCTGCGATGCAGGGCACGACTGTTGAGCGCTACCGTGAACAGAAGAAGGCAGCAGAGGATGGCTTGAAGGCTCAGCAGGAAGCTGACAAGAAGCAGGCTGCTTTGGATGAAACGCGTGTAGATGCCATGAATCGCAGTCGCTCTGATGTGGCTGCCGTGCGAAACGGTGTGGTCGAAGACCTCAAGAAAGCCATCAAGGCGGAGCAGTCCGCTGAGCGTAAGGCGGTAACTGCCGCTGCGAAGGTGAGAGCTGAGCGCCTTGAGATAGAAAAAAAGTACGCTGAAGCTCAGACCCAGCTGTCCTCGACGGGGGCGGGCGCAAGCTACTCGTCCGCACAGGACCTGAAGCTGGCAGCGAACAAAGCGCTGAGCGCTGGCGATTACGCTACCGCACAGAAGCAAGCCGACGCTGCATTGAAGGTGCTGCTCGACCTGCAAGAAGCTGGGGCTAATACCTATGGCTTCAAGGGCTTCGCGGATCAGCTTAAGCAGATCGAATTGGCAGCGAACGATCTGGAGCAGACCAGCGCGGACCAAAAGGTCGAGGACCTGACTGCGAAGATCAAGCACCTGAAAGACGAGGCTGCTGAGCTGAAGGATCTACGGATCAACCTCAGCGTTGACGATGCGCAGCTGGAGGCCATCAAGGCGAAGCTAAAAGCTGCGGCTGCAGAGATCGGCAAGACGCTGACGTTTGAGGTCAGTTCACCTTCGGCCGGCGCTGAGGCCAAGGCGCCAAAAAACGGCGTGAAGGCTGACGATTTCCGCAACCAGGTCGCTGAGCAACTGAAAGGGTCGTTGCCGGTTCCGGTTGAAGTCGTGCCGGAGCTGACAACCGCCGACCATATCCAGCAGGTGATCGCACAGGCGACTGCGGGGGCAAAAGTTACGGCGCCCGTGACCCCTGAGCTTGATCAGTCGGCGGTTTCCAACGTCATGAGCCAGATTGCGGGGCTTTCGGACAAGCTCACCCAGCAGCTCGTTGTCCAGGTCTCGCCGCAGTACTACCAGAACGGCAGCAGCTTCAGCCAGTTTCCTGCCACTGCGGCGCCGGGCTACGCCGGCGGCGGGCACATCCGTGGGCCTGGTACCGGTACGAGCGACAGCATCCTGATGTGGGGCTCGAACGGGGAGTTCATGCAGCCGGCCGCGGCGGTGCGCTACTACGGCGCGGAGTTCATGGAAGCGGTTCGCCAGCGGCGCCTGCCTCGGTTCGCCGAAGGTGGTGCGATTGGTTCTCGGCCGCTACCGAGCATTCCCGCCATGGCGCCGGCCCTGGCCGCGGCTGCCGCTGGTAGCGGCGGTGACGTCGAGCCCTGGGGCACGCTCGCTCTGGAACTGGGCGGCAAGACCTACAACGTCAAGGCCTCGCGCAGCACCGCCGAAGAGTTGCACATTCAGGCGCTGAAGTTCGGCGGCACGAAACGCTGATGATCAACCAGCCCGCTTCGGCGGGCTTCTCATTTCTGGAGGTTCAAATGCGTGACGCGAAAGCGTGTGCGGAGGCAGCGGCTGCTCTGACGGTAGAGCAGTTGGCCGAGGTGGCGGACCAGCTTTCGCTGGTCAGCAACATGTTGCGGATGGTGAACAGCGGGCTGCAGATGTTGGAGGCGGTAGAAGGGCGGCGCCTGATCGAGCCGCGCAATCATCTGGAAGATGATCTGAAACTGCTGTTCTGGGCGGAGGCGCGGTTGCGCGGCGTGACTTCGATTGCCCCGCCCCAGAGCGAGCAGTTGCGTCAGATCGCTACAAGCCCGCGCGCATCGTAAAGCAACCGGCCTTGCTCATCTGGCGGCAGTCGGGTGTTGTCGAGGAAGTCGCCATCGATCAGGCCTCGCCGCCGCAATTCTCGGAGCGCCCTCAATGCGTGGTCTCGGTTTATCTCGAAGTCACCTGCGCTGAGCTTTCCAGGCTGTGCGCGGATGTGCTCGAGGATGGTCTCCAGTAGATCCTCGGACAGTGCTTTCTTCATAGGAACCTCCTTGATTCGCTGTGTGGTGTCGGAGCCTGACAGCGTAGCAGGGCGGTTCCGCCTTTTTCAGTGGCCCGCTTCGGCGGGCTTTCTTTTGCCTGGAGTTCCGAATGTCTCTACCGATCATGCTCGGCGGCGTGCCGATCGTGCGCCTCGCCGGCGGTGTGCCGGATCAGTCGTCGGAGCCGCTCGGCGGGGAAACCGTGGTCCGCATGAGTGACGGCGCGGGCGTGAAGATGACGCACTGGGCGAAGGAGTCCGGTTCGATCAGCGGCCAGGGCTGGATGCCTGCGGGGCTGGACGGCCTGGACTACAGCCAGCCGTTGGAACTGCGCCTGACGATTGCTGAGTGCATCACCGGCAGCGCGCTTGTGGTGGCGCTCACCAGCACGCCGCGGCCGGATGCCGAGCCCTGGTGCGTGGCGCTGATCGGCGACACCGGCCTGTGGGCGGAAACGCCCTGCAGCTTTGCCGATGGTGTGGTGACCATCTCGCCGGTGGCAGGCGCCACCCTGTACGCGACCTACTGGTACCCGACCTACCAGGTGTTTGCCAGCAAGCCGCCGAAGTCGCAATCCGCCGGCAGCCACGGCTGGACCATCAACTGGGAGGAGGCGTAGATGCTGATCGGTGGCGTACCCATCGCCAGTGTTCCGCTGGCCTCCCTTGCAGGCGGCGCGGCGCCGGAGCCGGGGCAGGTTGAGGTCATCAGCGCGTTCCGCTGGAAGCTGCGTCTGCTGGTCGGCGAACAGGACGTGTCCGACCGCCTTACCGGCACGGTCGAAGTGGACCGGGAAGAGGGTGCTGCGGGCATCGCGCGGTTCGATCTGTGCCTCGCGCCCGGCCCCGTCACGCCCACCGACTGGAAGGGCAAGCCGGTGACGCTGGACTTCATCTGCGACGTTGCCGGCGTGACGACGCAAACACGCCGCTACACCGGCCGCATCGCAGACCCGAGTTGGGACAGCAGCACGCGCACGTTGAGCTGCACCTGTTCCGACCAGTTGCAGCAGCGCGTCGAGGCGCTGAGCATTGCCGAGATCGACGCGCTGACACCCAGCGCCGTGTGGTCCCAGGACGTGTTCGAGCCGGTCGAGGGGCGCAGCCGCTGGGACTACATGAACGAGCGGCTGAGCACCATGGCGGCCAGCCTGGACTGCGCGCCAGACGGCTCTATGCGCGTCACCAGCTGGTTTGCTGGCACGCCGGCGTTCGTGTTCGGCCTGGGCACCACGATTTACCAGTCGATCACCGTCGACCTGGCGGATCTCGACTCACAGACCAACGTCGTGGAGATCGAGGCGGACTATCGATTTAGCCGGCTGTGGCAGTTCAATTTCTCGTTCGGCTGGACGCACCCGGACACTGATGGGTTCGGCGGCATCCAGGGATTCTGCGCCTGGCGTGACGATACGTCCGAGCTGCCGACCATGGCCATGGTGCAGGAGGCTACGGAGAGCGCCGGGCTGACGATGCTCTCGGCTGCGAACTACAACCGCCTGCCGCCGAACATGGCGAACCCCTGCGGCGATGGCTCGCCGTGGATCAACAACAGCTACGCGGAGGGTCTGATCCTCGGCGCCTCTTGGCGCGGCGCCCTTCGCGAAGTGCAGGCCGTCACCGAGAGCTACCCGCTGCGCGTCGAGGTAACCCAATCGGTTGCCGATGCCGGCGAGGTCATCACCCGCCAGCGCGTCGCGATCGAGATCGAAAGCGACCGCGCGGACAAGTGGGAAAGCGAGCCCTACGGCGTGAATGTAGGCAGCACGGGCACGCCTGGCGCCATCGGCGACGGTGACGACGAAGAAGCCGATGACGACGACATCGACCCCGTCGACGGCATCAACGGCAACGTGGACCTGCGCAACGAGGCACGCCGGCTGGCCGGCCTGGGCTGCGGCCTGCAACAGGCGCGCACGACCCTGATCGAGGCACACCGCGGCACCACCGTGTCATGGCAAGTGCCGACGCCGATGGCGCTGGGAATCGACCTGGTGCACACCCTCGAGCTGGACGATCAGATCCGCGCCGCAGGCAAGTGTCGGCAGATCACCCACGGATTCGATCTCGCCAGCGGCAGCGCGCTGACCACGATCAGCATCGCGGTGATGCGCGGCGGCGGCGATGTCACCGACGCGCTGACGCCTCCGCCGTACAGCACGAGCACTGCCGCGCGGCCGGTCGGCGGCGGCAGTCTGCCCACGCAGCTGGGCGGGCGCACTTCGAGCCCGCCGTACAACGAGGACCTGGACGGCTTCAGCGGCAACTACTCATCGGGCAACGCCGGCGAGCAGTTCCCGCGCCAGTTCAAGGTTCCTGCACCGCAGGTCCCGGACGCCCTGCGCGACGAGTGGAAAGTGGAAATTTCGCGGACCTACCGGTTGGCGATCCCGAACGACCTGCTGGAGTTGTGATGGCGACGAATGAGCAAGAGCGCCGCGCTATCGGCGCAAGCAACGAGGCTACCCGCCGTAGCTTTGCTGACGACCTGAACAGGCTGGTGAGTCCGGGCGGCACCTCCAAGGCGCTGAAGACCATTGATCCACGCGGCGCCCGGGCAGCGAAACGCGGGGTCTCCACCTACACCGCGCCGGCTGCCGGTTCGGGTGGTGGTGGCATCGCCAGCCCGCTGACGGAAAAGCTGACGCCCACCGGGGGCAGCACGCGGACCTATTACGCAGCCACGAGCAACCTCTACAGCAGCGACTACCTGCTTGCGGTGGAGATCGAGCCGCTCAAGAGCATCACCATGATCGATGCGACGGGTGCCGAGGTGCTGTTCAACTTCGCATCGCCGCCCAACGTCGGAGGCTGAGATGTTCGACTGTGCGTTATCGGATTGGAAGCCGGGCAAGCCCAAGATTTTCGGCTGGCCATGGCACGGCAGGATCGACCTGCGCAAAGAGCAGGGCGGGCTTCTGCCCCGCCTGACGCTGCCGAACGGCCAGGTCATCCAGTTCGGCTGGTCGAGCGCGTTGCCTTTGGTTTCGCCGGCACACCAGCCGGGCAACGTGTTGCGCTTTCGCGACCCGCGCGCGCCCATCATTCAACGGTCCACCGAGCAGCTCGCGGCCGACCAGGCCGGGGGGCGTGAGTGGCGTTCCGCGGCGCTCTACAACCCGCGCGAATCCATCATCTACGGCCAGAAATACACCTATGCCTCTGAGCTGGGGATGGCGAGATGGATCTATCACGACGGTGAGAAGAACTGGCAGGCGAGCCTCAGCAGCACGCTATCAATGGTTCGCCTGATCCCCGGGCCGAAGCTGGCTCGCCGGCCGCAGCCGGAGCCGCTGGACATCGATGTTTCAAAGCCCGATGGGGCGCCGGTGAGCGCCGCGGGATCGAACTGGGTCGTCGTGGATTCGATGCCGTCGGGTGGCCGAGTAATCCTGGCGCACATGACCAGCGCGGGTAGCTCGCTGCCGGACGGAAGTTACGCTTCCACCGAGGGGGGCGGCTGGCACTGGCCCATTCTGGAGTTCTGGGAACTCACCCTCAGCAACGTGGATGCGGTCCGGTCCGCCGTGCTGCGCCCGCTGAAGACGACTGCCCAGACATCCGGGACCGTGACCGAGCGCGTCGTCCCGCAGTTGCCGGATGAGGCAGTGGTGGTTACCACGCAATGGGTGCGTGGAGAGCCGGTCGGGGAGGTGTACCGCTGGAACGGCTCCCTGGTAACGACGCGTTCAACACCCTCCAGTATTGGCGGGAACGGGCTGCGCGTCCCTGGGCATGGCAGCTACGACATCAGCTACGGCGCGGTTGGCATGGTGCTGGCGATGTACTACCGCCCGGATGGCTCGGTGGCCAGCGTCACCGCAGATGCGGTCGTGAATGAGCACTACACCGGATCGGGTGTTGGGGGTGGTGCCAGCGGGACGGGCGTGATTATTGGGGCGGATATTGGGGGCGGCCCTTCAAACTGGCACGCGGAGACTTTCGGATCAGGCACGGGCACGTTCAGCGCCTCGAAAACCTACACCCAAACCGCCACCTTCAGGCTCGTGAATGACGGCACTCAGGTCGCCTCGGCGAGTTTCACTGCTACCGCAACCACCGAGATGACCGCGCAGCTGGCTTACCAGATACCCGGGGACGTCCTCAACTTCCCGACCGTAGGGGAGCGGTCTCGGACCGTGGCGCAAAGCTGCGAATGGTCGGTGCAACTCGACACCGCTTTCGATTCGGGCTCTTCGAGCTACTCGAACACCGCCGCAAGTGCGGACATGTACTCCGGACCGTGGGCATCTACGGTACCGGCATCGCGGCTTGCTCGTTCGCTCGCGTTGCGTTCGCCGCCGGCCAATGACTCGGCCTCCACCGGCCTGATTCTCGGGTCGGTGCGGTACTGCGCGCAGATGCCGTGCGTGTTCGCCCTTCGCGCGAATGAAGGCGCGGCGCCGACGAAGGTCCGGCTGGGCAGCGGTGCATTGCCCTATGCCGATGGCGTGTTCACCAACGGCCGTGACCTCACGGGCGTGATCGCCGAGCGCTTCGGCAGCTACAACCCCATCACCCGGCAATACATTCGCGACGCCCCAGGGCCGGTTTTTTGGATCTAGGAGATTCACATGCGCTTCATCAACAACTGGATCACCCAGCTCGAGGGCGAGCTGCCGGTGGGCGGCACCTCGTTGCCCATTCCCTCGGCCGCGCTCGAGCGGCTGGACCTGAGCGACACGGGCTACTACCTGCTCACCCTCGTGCCGTCGATGGACCCGCTGGAGCAGCAGAGCGCCGAGTTCGTGCGGATTTTCATGGGGGAGGACGGCCCGGAGATCGAGCGCGGGGTAGAACAGACCACCGAACGGGCCTGGCCGGCCGGCGCATACGTCATCGCCGGCGTCACCGCCGGGATGATGCGGCGGCTGACGAAGGCGGGTCAGTTTGAGGTTTATTCGCCCGGCGAATACGCAATCGGGCTGGACACCGGCTTCCTCTATGTCCAGTCCGAATGGGAGCCGGGCGATTACGCCATCGAGACCCAGGTGCTGGCTAGTCCGGAGACTACCGCGTTCGATTTTCACTTCAAGGGCGGCGGCGGATCGACGCGCATCATCCTCTCTGGCGCCGGACAATTCGCCAGCGCGCAGGTTTATGGGATGCCGGCTGGGAGGGCAACTTCGGTCGAGATCGACGGCTCCTCGACAATTATCACGGGGCTCACCGGGGGTGTATTTGGGCGTTGCGTGATAACCGGCTACAACGCCGTGTACTACGTCACCGGCGAATTCGACTAAACCCCCTCATCACATGGAGTAGCCAGCGATGCAGCCGGCCCGCCTAGACCTGCCCGTCATTCCGGGCACAACGAACCAACAACCCCTGCTGCTCATGCAGCCCAGCTACCTCTACAAACCCATCGCTGCGATCCAGCGCACCGCGCCACTGCTGATCACCGTTCCCGGCCACGGCCTCCCACCCGAGTGGCCGGTGTGGTTCGAAGACGTGGTGGGCTGGAGCGAATTGCGCAGCGACAAGCTCCGCCAGCCGTTCCGCATGGCCCGTGTCGTCGACGCGGACACGATCGAGCTGAACGGCCTCAACGGCATCAATCAGAAGGCCAGCGGCGGGGTTCTGGTGTACCAGCCACCGGTCGACCTCACCGGGTGCACCGGGCTGCTGCGGATCACCAGCAACGACGGCGCCGTGCTCGACCTCACGACCGAGAACGGTGGCTTGCTGATTCAAGGGCCGGGACAACTGCTGGTCGTCATTACCCCCGCACAAGCCGACGTGCTGGCCTTGGCGCGGAGTGACTACTGGCTGGACCTGACGATGAGCGACGGAACCGTAATGCGCTGGCTACACGGCGACGTTCTGGTCGACCTGGGAGGTGGCCATGGCTGCTGACTGCTGCCCCCTCGTCGTCACCGCGCCGCGGCCTACTGCTGCCGTCGTCGTTGCACCTGGCACCCAGGGGCCGCCAGGCCCGCCGGGACCGGCCGCGCCCGGAGGCGGAGACGCCCCGCTGATCAGCGACGACCCGAACAATCGTCTCACCCAGGGCACTGATTCTGGCCTTTATGTCAGCGACGACCTGATTCCCGATCCACTCGCTTTCTACATACTCGCAAAGGGATAGACCATGAGCCTCGAAACCAAAATCATCTCGCTGGCCCAGGCCATCGGCGCGGACGTCAAAGCGCTGCGCGTTGCTCAGGGGGACCTGACCAGTTTGCCCACCACCGCCAAAGGAAACCTGGTCGCGGCGATTGCCGAGATCTACGGTTTGCTTGGCCAGGCCGGTGCAGTCATCGACGACAACGCCGGCAACGGCGCCACCAGCGTCACCTGGTCCGCGGACAAGATCTACGACAGCCTGGAGTTGGCGAAGCAGGCGGTGAAGGCCGAGATCCTCGGAGGCGCTTCCGAGGCCTACGACACGCTGCTCGAGCTGCAGGAGTTGGCAACGGGTAACGCCTCCACCGCCGCGGCGTTGGCGACTGCCGTGAACAACCGCGTTCGTTTCGACGCTGCACAAACGCTGACGACTGCGCAGAAGCTGCAGGCCTGCACGAACATCGGCGTGGGTGATCCGGAGCACGACTTCGCCGCCGACTACGCAACCGCCAAGGCCTGATCATGAGCCTCGCCTCTCGTCTCACCGCCCTGGCCCAGGCCATCGGCGCCGATATCAAGGCTATAGCAACAAAGCTGGGCGGCATCGAGGAAGGTGCGCAGAAGAACGCCTGGGACCAACTGAAGACGGTTGCCCTGGTCGGCGGAGTGGCCACGCTCGATCTTTCCAGCCCCGCCGGGTTCCGCGTGACACTCACCGGGAATACCACCCTCGCATTCAGCAACGTGCCGGCCGGCCGGGTGGTCGTGTTCACGGTGACGTTCGTGCAGGACGCCACCGGCGGGCGGCTGGTGAGCTATCCCGGCAACGTGAAAGCGGACGGCGGGGGAGTTGTTGCACAGCCTGCAACAGCTCCTGGCTCTGTGACGGTGCAGTCGTTCTATACCGATGACGGTGGCGTGACGATCTGGCAGGCCGGAACGAATGCCTGGTCCACCTTCGGCTTCGGACAGGACTATGTGGACCAGACCGGCAACCGCGCCCTGTCCACCATCTACACGAACACGACGGGGAAGCCGATCTTGGTCTTCGTCTGGGCAACCGCTACGAGCCAGTATGCGAACCTTACCGGGACCGTGAACGGGAAGCTCGTGGCGCAGGGGTATCAAGCGTTCATCGCCAACGCAATGTCTGCACTGAGTTTCGTTGTCCCGGTTGGGGCGACATACCAGGTAAATCAGGTTGCTACAGCACCAATTAACAAATGGTGGGAGCTACGCTGATGAAGTATTTTAAAAATCCAGAAAACGGAGAGGTTTTCGCATACGAGAGCGATGGTTCTCAGGACGCGTTTATCGCTGCCAATCTTTTAGCGATGAGCGATGAAGAAGTAGCTAATCACCTCGCGCCCTCTCCTGTCGACTACGCCGCCCTGATAGCATCACGCCGCTACACAGCAGAGACTTCCGGTATCGTGGTTGGCGGAGTGGAAGTCGATACCGGTCGCGATAGCCAGGCGCTAATAACAGGCGCCGCGTTGAATGCAGTGATCGATCCGTCCTACATCTGCAACTGGAAAACCCCGGCCGGCTTCGTCCAACTAGATGCGCAAACGCTGCTCGGTGTAGCTACGACGTTGCGGGCTCACGTTCAGTCCTGCTTCGATCGTGAAGCTGAGTTGCTGGCGGCGCTGAATGCGGGCGAGTTCATCGACGAGATGCTCGAGGAGGGCTGGCCGGATGAATCGGTTTCCACTACCCCTGCAGGTTGAGCTGCAGCCCGACCGCAAACGATGGCGCCTTCTGGCGCCATTTTCGTATCTGGACTCGGAGCACGGCCGCGTCGACGTGCCTGCGGGCTTCGAGACCGACTTCGCCTCTGTCCCTCGCTTGCCGCTGACCTATGCGCTCCTCGGCGCATACGGGCATGCGGCGGCGGTGCTGCACGACCACCTCTACACCAGTGGAGCGCTCAGCCGGTCCGAGGCCGACCGCGTGTTTCGCAACGCCCTGCGCTCCAGCGGTATCGCGCGCTGGCGCGCCTGGCTGATGTGGTTGGGCGTGCGGGTGGGCGGTCGCAATCGATTCGAGGTGGCGGCATGAGGTCCGGCATGTACGGCCGGACCAGATCCGGGCTCATACCCCGCGTCACCGCCGAGAAGCTGCTCATCGACCAATGGCTGGCGATCGACGCCGTGGCCGCTGACGGCTCGCGTGTGCCGCAGTGGATCGGGCGGCTCAATGGCATGCCCGCGTCCCAAGCCACGGAGGCACGGCAGCCGCGCTTCTACGGCGGCGTAGTAGGCGAGCCGGCGATGCTGTTCGCTGGCAGCCTGCTCAACACCCCTGCATTCACCGCGCCGCCGGACATTACCGTGTTCGCGAAGGTGCTGTTCAGCACGCCGCCCACCAGCTCGAACAACTCGACGGTCTGGTGCCAGGACAGCGGCGGCAACACTCGAAGCTGGCACAGCGGAGTTTCGAGCACGAAGAGCGCTCGATTCGTGTCATTCAATACCGGCGTCACAGGCGTTGCGGCAGAGCTGGCAGGAACGATCGGCCTCAACGCCTGGCAGCTCATCGAGGGGTCCCGCGACGGGGACACGGCGGTCGCCGGCACCATGACCGCCGGCTGCAACGGCGTGAACACCGACCCGGTGGCCACCGGCGCCGTCTACAACGGCGCGGTCGCCCTCAGCATCGGCGCCCGCGGCGCGTACATCGAGCAGATGAACGGCTACGTCACGGAGCTGCGCATGTATGGCGCGCCGCTCAGCGAGCAGTTGAAGGCGCAGATCCGCAGGGAGATGGGATTTCAGAGCTGACCGCATCACCACCTACGAGCCCGCCCTGTGCGGGCTTTTTCATGTCCGGAGAAAAAAGCATGGCAACTGCAACTCGCGGGGTGCGGAACAACAACCCCGGCAATATCGATTTCAATCCGCGCAACCAGTGGCAGGGTCAGATCGGGCTGGAGGAGGGCGTGTCCCGGCCTCGCTTCGCGCGTTTCGATACGCCCGAAAATGGCATCCGCGCGCTCGGCAAGCTGCTCATCAACTACCGCGGCAAAGACGGGATGCCCGGCGTCGGTGGAAAGGGCATCGACACTGTGCGCGAGACGATCACGCGGTGGGCACCTGGTAATGAAAACGACACCGAGGCGTACATCCGGGCAGTCGCCCAGGCCGCCGGGGTCGACCCGAACGAGGTCATCGACATCAAGGCCCAGCCCGTGCTGCTCGCTGTGACGACGGCGATCATTCGCCACGAAAACGGCGGTAACCCCTACTCCCCGGCGGTTATTGCCGAGGGCGTGCGGCGGGCGCTGGCATGAGCATTACCGACCTGATCCCGGTTCAGTACCGCCTCGCCGCGGCAGCGGGCGGCATCCTGCTGTTGATCGCGCTACTCGCCGGCGCGCTGTATGGCAGCTACCAGCACGGGGTGACCGTGACCGACTTGCGCTGGCAGGCGAAGTGGAGCGACCAGGCCGAGCTGCAGGCGAAGGCCATGGCGGCGGCGACCGTAGAAAATCGAACAGAGGAACAACGGCGGCAGAATGCCGTGAACGGAGTAGCTGATGATGCAAGGAAACAGGAAGAGGCGGCGGCGCCTGGTGTTGCTGCTGCCAGCGCTGCTGCTGACCGGCTGCGCGGGGACGCAGCCAAACTGGTCGCCAATGCCGGCTCAGTGCCCGGCGATTCCAGCGTTGCCGCCAGAAGCGAGGCAAACCGCCGCGCCGCCATGGTGCTCTCCGGACTGCTCGACCGGGCTATCGAACGAAATCGAGAGCTGGCGAAAGGACTTGATGATGCCCGACGTCGAGGGCTCGCCTGCGAGCGGTCCTACGGCGCGCTGACGAACTGATCGGGTCGCCTCGATTAAGGTCGTGTTTCGTTCGGATATACTGCGCTCAGCATCTCGCTCGAACGTCATAAAGTCTTAGGACGCCGCTGCTGCGTGAAGCGCTCAGGGCCCTGGGTGCCAAGGAAGATGGAGAGGGTGGCCCTCCCGAGCGAGATGCTACTGTTTCATAGAACGGGGTCGCTGATTTTCTCGATCAGATCCGGTCCATTGTTCCGGACGTTTCCGACCGATCGGCTAACCGGGTACCACTCGAATTCCTCGGACGGCAGCCCGTAAACGCGGGCGATCAGCTCCGCCTCGCGCGGATCAAGCTCAGGATCAAGCCAGTGCGCTGCTGTTTCGGCATTGAGCACCACTGGGCGGCGATCATGGATGTCGATCATCCCCTCATCACTATCGGCCGTGATGATCACGAAGCCATCTCCATCACGACCCTCGCGGCTGTTGTGGAACTGTCCTATTGCGGCGAAGAACATCGGCTCACCTGATTTCAGCACGATGTTGTAGGGCTGTTTGATCTTCGGGTTGTCGGTGTCCTTCTTCCACTCGTACCAACCGTCCGCGGGGATGATCGCGCGATGCGGCCAGGCGTCTCTGAAGAACTTGGATGTGGCCGCAGTTTCAGCCCTGGCGTTGATGGCGGGCGGGCGTTTCCCTTGGGCCCACCAGGGAGCGAAGCCCCAAGGGATCATTTCGCCCCTGATCACTCCATTGTCCGGGACGAAGGTCAGGACCTTTGAAGTCGGTGCCACGTTGTAGTGCTCAAGTGGCTCGCCTCCAATCCCGATGATGGGCTTCGCCGCATTCAGCTCCGCTTCATATCGATGAGGCTTCCGGTATTGATTGAATCTTCCACACATCGTCGATCTCCTGCTGGGTGCTCTTTAGCAGTAGACCATTGGAACCCACTTTCGGCAGGAATCCGCGTCCCTCGCACTCAGAACAGTCCTCTCTCTGCATGCTGTTCCTACAGCGCCAACACACGCGGAAGATAGACAGCTCCAGGCGCCGCCGAAGCATCTTCTTCCTTCTCACGTTCAGGTATTCATCCGCGGCCAGGGCATCAAGCAGGGCGCCGAACACGTCGGGATCGGTAACGACGGGGTGGTCGACCCCGTTCAGGTAGACGTTCAGAGGATGCAGGACGTAGCGTGTTCCTCCGGCGGTGATCAACTGCAGGTCAACGATGCGCGCCTGCACTCGGTTGTGCGTGCGGCAAACCACGCACAGGCCTTGGGCTGTCAATTCGACGACCCCGTATGTGGTTAGGTCGTTTTCAGCGACAATCTCGTTCGGCACGTACCTGCCGTTCGCCAGCGTTCCAGGGGTCTGCCCGGCGTCGTTGACCAATTGATAGGTGCCGCCGCGCCGATAGATCTGATAGGCCTCTACCGCGCAATCCTGGGCGTGCTCACGACCAGCAGCTGCGAGATGGATCATGTCCTGGTGCTCCGGGGCGGCGACGACTCCGCTGGCCTGCAGCGCGTCGGCCATGGCCTGCAGTTGGCGATAGAACAGATCGGGGAAATTCAACCGCTCACGCTCGTCAGCGAGCAGTCGCCGCCAGTTGCTGATTGACGGCGTCAGAGGGTTGCTTGGGATAGTGTTTCGGCCCATCGGGTCTGCTGCCAAATACTGTATGTGTGAACAGTATTTGTTCCGAGCAGAATCCGATCAATCGCGAGCTGACGCGCGGGTGATCGCCACGAAGAGCTTCGGTGCGTGCCGACTGGATAAGGCTCTCGAACGGTTACGCCAGAATTACGCCACCAGAAACAAAAAACCCGTAAGATCAATGTCTTACGGGTTGTCGTTGGTGCCCCGGGGG